ACTTTTTATAGGAGAAAACAAATGGGAAGACCACTAAACAAAAGATTATTCGCTGTACCAAACGTAGGCCCTGGTGCTGCAACTGGAAACGAAATCAAAGTAAACTTTCATAACGGCACAGCAGTTAAAGAAGGTTATATCGTAAAGCAAGTAGGATCAAAGAAATTTGTATGTGAAGAAATTGGAACGCCAGGGCAATTTACTTGTACGCTAACAACTGGTAAACTACCAGCGGCATTAGCGGCAGGTGAAATGGCTATTTCATTCAAAATGGACGACGAAGAAACATACACAGTAAGTAAAATTGCTGGTCGTAAAGTTACTTTGTCAGCACCAAGTGCAACAGGCAGTAATGCTTATGATGGCAAGAGTGTTCCATGGAACTTTGCAACATCACTAGTAGATGGCGCAGCACAAGTTGAAGAAGCTGGTATCAACAACGTGCTAGTTGGAACCGATGACGACGACTTCACAGAAGACGCATAAGGACTAATTTAATGGAACGTCCTATTAACATCTTTTACGATTTATTACAGTCATTAAAGGACTTAGTAGTTTCAGTTAAAATAGGAAACGCTAAGGCAACTCTTTACGGGGTTGTCTTGGCGCAACTATCTGAAAAAACTTTTAAAGTCAAAGATGATCATGGCAATGAAGGTGTTTGTACACTTGTTAATAAACAAGTAAATGAGTTAAACAACAATGAAATGTCTATTATGGGATATGTTTTAAAAAGTACAACATTTATTTTTATCTCTCAAATAGCACAAGGATTGATAACAGATTTTAAAAACAACGTATATACATACGAAGTTGATAATGATTCAACATCTAGTATCTTATTGTTAACGGAGACAACATAACACATGTCTAAGATAATTAGAACAACTGACTCCGACTATCGAATTATAACGGGTCAAAACGGTACAATAACATTAGACACTACTAATGCCACAGGGGACGACAGCGGAAGAGTTGTTATTACCGGTGACTTAGAAGTTAATGGCGGCACAACTACAATTGAATCAACTATTACAACAATAGAAGATGGTATGATTGTATTAGCGTCGGGAACTACTACCGCTGGACTCCCTGCAACTGGATTAGATAGACCGTATAGTGCTGGTATCGAAATTGAAAGAGGATCGTTAGGAAATTCGCGTTGGATTTATGACGATAATATTACTTGGGACTTAGGAGTAACTGGTAGAGGCGCTTGGATAGGAACACAAGGTGATATCGGCAGCGAACAACAACTACCAATAAAAACATTTGGTATTATATCTGACGCTGATTTGTATATTGATACTAATGACGGTGTTATTACAGTATCAGGCACAAATAACTACGAAAATAAAATTTGGAATTATGTAGACGGCGCAATTACTCCAGATCCGATTACTAACCAAATCACACAAGATGACGACTATATTCCAAATGCAAAAGCTGTAAAAGACTTAGTAGATTTTACAGTTGAAACTATTTCAATTGATAAAATTGAAGAAGACAATTCTTCAATTGAAATTATTGACAAAAATAACACTATTGCTTCTATACTTGAAGTAGGTTCTAGAACTATTATATCAACCCAAAACAGTCACGGCTATGCAATTAATGATACTATTGTAATTAACGGAATACAATCTGTTCCAAATGATGCTATAATACAATCTTTAAATAATGTAGGATTATCTTCTTGGACCGTTACTGGTATTCCGTCAAGTAATTCAATAGAAATAAACGCAAACACACTTGGTGGCAACAAATCATTTTATATTACAAACAGTGGTAGAACTATATCATCTGAATCAGGCATTAATGTAATTGTAGAAAGTTCTAACATTGCAAACTTTTATAATAATAGAGTAAATCTTGCAGATATAGAATTTCAAGGAACTGAAATATTTACAGCATCAAGTAATGATGATTTGATATTAAATGCTAACGGATCAGGTAGTGTAAAAATTAAAGACACACTAGAACTTACTAAAACTCCTGGAGATGATGACATTTTAGTAGACCCCAATGCGCCAACTGACGGTATTAAGATTTATTCTAAAACACAAGGGTCGGGCAAAACAGGACTTTACTTCGTAAATGAAAATGACTACCAAGATGAAATTATAAGTAAGAATAGAGCTTTGCTGTACAGTATAATTTTTTAAGGAAATAAGATGGCTATAGAAAACGCAACACTAACTAACACACAGCAGGATATTCTTGTAGTTCCTACAGGAAAAAGTTATGCAATTACAAGTATAATGGTATGTAACACATATTCACCAAGCGGAGCATCTCCAATAAATGAGACTGCAAACTTTGACATGCACTTTTTAAAAGATAACCAAAGTTTAGACAATGCTGTTACTTGTGTTGTTAGAGAATTAGAGTTACCCGCTGGGGAAACATTTACATTTGATTCAGAAAAAATCATTTTATCACAAGGCGAAAAATTAAGTTTTGTCGGTGATGCCACAAATGCAGCAAATTTAGCAGTATCAGTAAGCTACTTGGAAGTGTAATGAGATTATTAAAAGCGCAAAATACAAATTTACGAAACATTTATGGTAAAGGTGTTAAGTATGATGTAAACGGTCAAGTTGTAATGGATACTACTAATGTTATGCTTGTGCCCAAAGGCACTACTGACGAGTTTGTTTCATCTCCGGTGTCTGGGCATATGAGATACAATACAGACTTAAACGAAATACAAGTTTATTCAGAGTCAGAATGGCGCAGTGTGCGCTACAAAGAACCAAACAATGATCCGGGTATTGTGCAACAAAACTTAGGTAACGGTGATGCAAGCGAAGTATTGTTTGGTCCGCTAAATAGCCAAGACCCAAATACTACTTACACTGCTCCAGCAGCAGCACAAAACATTTTAGTATTTGTCGAAAACGTCTTTCAAGTGGCCAACAATAACTATACTCTAGTACAAAATCCAACTGTTGGCGATAATGCTCCGTACGCACTTGGTTACTATTTACAATTTACATCAGCACCTGACTTAGCAAAGCCTATTACGGTACTACACAACTTCGACAAATAACCGATAAATACTGTGTCGAGGAGAATATAAGTGGCACAAGTAGGTAGAATATCCGGTCCTTTATTACAAGCTAATCTAGAACGTAATGGTATAGATTTAGCATTTCGTAATGACTTAAACACTTCACAACTAATATATTTAGACGTAATTAACGGCAAAATTGCTATTAATCACAATGCACCATCAGCAGAACTAGACGTATTAGGCACTATTCAAACTACAAACTTAATATCGGACTTTTCTAATATTGCAGGTTACACTGTTACTGATTCGACATTAAGTACGATTGGTAATTTGAATCTAAATGCTGCAACAGCTATTGTATTTACTACATTAGAAAATGGAACTATTCGTATTAATGATAATATTGTTAGTACAATAGAATCAAATGCAGACATTGACATAACTCCTAATGGAACTGGTACTACTGAAGTACTAAAAGATCTAAATGTTTTCGGAGACATGTACACTCCGGGAAATATTACATTTGACGGTACTATTACATTAGGTGATGCTGATACTGATAACGTAACATTTGAAAGCGATATTAGTAGTGATATTATTCCTGACTCAAATAATACGTATGATTTAGGATCTGAAAGTAAACGCTGGGAAACACTTTATACTAATCTTCTAAATGGTCGTGCAGCTGAAGTAGACGGATATACACTAAACGGAGTAGATTTACTTACACGCCACGGCGGCATAATTTACGTTGCCCAAGAAGGTAATGACGCAAACAGCGGCGATCACATCCTTGATCCGTTAGCAACTATTTCTGAAGCACTTTCACGTGCAGATGCAAGTGGTGAACAACCTTTTACAATTTTAGTTGCAGCTGGCGAATATCAAGAAGCACTGCCATTAGTTGTTCCTGCTAATGTTAGTGTTATAGGACAAGACATTCGTAACACAGTAATTACACCAGATACAAGTAGTCAAAGTGCAGACGTTTTTCACCTAAACGATAAAACTACTATTGCAAACTTAACAATTAAGAATCACTACTATGATAGTGTAAACAATACAGGTTACGCTTTCCGCTTTGCACCTAACGCTGTAATGAGCGAACGCTCGCCATATATTCAAAATGTAACTGTTTTAACACAAGAAACTGCACTCGGAACAGGAGATGCAGGACGCGGTGCCTGGATCGACGGCGACGAGCTAAACGCAGCAACAGTTAATAAAACAATGTTGTTCCATAGTTGTACATTTATATCACCTGGTGCTGATGTAATTAATATGACAAACAATGTTAGAGTAGAATGGCTCAACTCGTTTACATATTATGCTAATAGAGGATTGTATGCTTTTGCAGGCACAGGCGGAGGTGCAGAACTGCGCTCAATTGGTTCAGCTAACGTATACGGTAACTACGGCGCTGTAGCAGACGGTGCTGATACATTAATGTATCTAATACAACATAACTTTGGATATATTGGTGCAGGAAACAAAAACGATAATAATGAAGCTGATGTAATACAAGCAAATGAAGTTGTTGAACTTAATTCAGGCCAAATACACTTTGTAAGTACAGACCAAAAAGGTAACTTTAGAGTAGGCGATAATTTCTTTGTAGATCTAGAAACAGGAAATTCTAGTATTAGTATTGATACTGCCGACATTGACAGTTTAAGTGGTTTAAATATTACTAGCCCAGGCGGCACTACTGTAATAGCAGGATCTAATATACAAACTGGAAATATTATTATTACAGGTAATAATATTAGCACACCTGTAGGAGATCTAAATCTTGAAGGTGCTACTAATACTATTAATATTACTAGTGGCACTAATGTATTTGGTAACTTGGATATACGAGACGATTTTAGTTTCGGAGGCACACTAACAGTTGCAGGGAATCAGCCAGGCAGAAACACCGATTCCGATACACTTACTTTTAATGTAGACTTAGAACAAGACTTTAAGCCACACGTTACACTAACACATAGTTTAGGTGAAGCAGTACGTCCCTGGCTAAATGTTAATCTAGATCGTGCAGAAATTGATGACATTATAATTGACGAAAATTATATTACTACTGATATTTCAAATGCAAACTTAGATTTGCGTTCAACAAACAGAATATATGTTCCAAACAATAATTTACAAATTGATAACAATCTAACAGTCGACGGCACAATTAACATACAAGGTACTGATTTGTCAGGTACAATTAATTATGTAGGCGACAGAACACAAACTGGTAATTATAGTATTTTTGGTGAGATTTCAAATGGCACTATAGAAATTGAAGACAATTTCATTCATACAACTGATTCAAATGCAGATTTAGAATTACGTGCAAGCGGCACAGGTGAAGTATTAATATCAGATAGTATTCAAATAGACAATAATTTAACAGTTAGTACTCTAACAGATTTACAAGATACTATAATTACTGGAACACTAACACATACTAGCAATAGAGTTCAGACAGGTGACTATACTCTCGCTAATTATAATATCGACGGCAACATTGACATTAGTAGTCAAGCACAGTTTGAGGAAATTTTGTTTGATGGTAATTTTATTACTACAACTACATCTAACACAGATTTAGAACTTATTGCAAACGGAACTGGCAGAATTTTAGTTCCAACTGAAAATGTACAAGTTAATAACAATCTAAGTGCAGATAATATTTTTAACAATAACAATGTTAATATTACTCTACAAACAGAATTTGTAAGTGCTGACGTTGGTGATTTTGATATTGTTGGCAACTATATTTCTACAAATAATAGCAATACAGATTTAGAATTACGTGCAAGCGGCACAGGCAATGTTAACGTAGAAGACAGTACATTACTGAATCAAAATTTAACTGTTAATAAAAAAACATTTTTACAAAACGGAACTACAACATATGAATATGGTCCTGAATTAGTTGTTAACGGAACTTTTGATACAAACGTTAATGGATGGGCTCAAGCAGGCGGCGGTAGTGCTAATGATGTAAACGGTAATTTACAAATTAACTCTACAGGAGCTGCAAGAAACGTATCACAAGAAATTACTGTTGTTGCAGGCAAAGCATATGACTTTGAAGCACAGTTTAGAAGTGTATCAAATGGAAATCCATTTTATTTAAGAATATTTGAATCAGGAGTAGGTACACTTCAAGAATGGAACGAAACAAGTGGCTTAACAGCAGATCAACTTTTAACTTATAGTTTTGTACCACAAAGTACAGAAATTGATATTATTTTCCGTTCAGTTGATAACATTGTTGAATGGGACAATGTTAGTATGTTTGAAGACATTGGGCTTGTTACAGAATTTACTCCAGTTCAGGTTAATATAACCGGAACAAACACACAAACTGGTAATACTGTACAAACTGGTAATATTACTCAAACTGGTAATATTAATGCTATTGGTAACTTAACTGTAAGCAACGAGTTTACAAAAAGTAACATTAATATTAACGAAAATATAATTCAAAATACTGGTGAAGGATTAAGAACTGCAAGAGAGCCAAACGATCCTAATAGTATTCCTGCAATTGTTCAAGCAATTGCAGCAGGATCTACAGCTGACGATTATGCAAGTCAAACAGAAAAGAATTTAATTAACTTTTTAGTAGACAATGATTATGCAGACATTAACAACAACGGTTCGGTTACTACTAGTGATTACCTTGCATATCTTCAATACATTGCAAATGGCACTTCTGGTAATGCAGGAATTGATATTAAAATTGCATCAATATTAGAAGAAATGATAATATTAGAGAATGCAACTCCTGGATATTTTAATAACATTATTTTTGACGGCGACTATTTTAATCCGAATCTAGAACTAAGGGCAGCCGGAACAGGCAATGTTGTCTTTTCAAATCCGACTGTAAATATTGCAAACAACTTGTTAGTATCGGATACGTTATTTGCAGACACTATTGTTGCACCAAGCAATGCTGCCATTTCATCAACTAACTTTACAACATCTAATACTACAACCTTAGATGACAACTTTATCTCTACAATAATATCAAATGCAAATTTAGAATTACGTGCTTTTGAAGACAACCTGGTGTATGTTCCTAGTGCGAACGTTACAGTTGATAACAACTTAACAGTAAGTAGAATAACTGACATTGACGACACAACTATTGTAGGCAATATTACACAAACTGGTAATAGAACACAACTAGGTAACATAAGTGTTACAGGTAACGTTACAGTTAGTACTTCGAATATTCAAGATGATTTGCAGTTAGATGACATATTAATTGATAGAAATATTATTGAATCGCAAGACAGTAATGCTAATTTAGAACTATCGGCACAAGGTGCAGGAGCAATTGAAGTTCCTGGTAATAATGTTCAAGTTGATACAAACTTAAACGTTAGCGATATTATTGCACCTAACATTAATATTAATAATAATTTTAGTTTTGAAGACTTTGAGTTAAGTTCTAATATTACAATTTTTGATAATGTAATAACCACAACAGATTCTAACTCAAACTTAGAATTAAGAACTATAGATAACAGTAATATAGAATTACAAAATATATTAGTTAATAGCAATTCTATTAGTACTAGCATAGCAGATATTAATATTGCTTCTAATAGTTTAGTAAACATAGATTCGTCTAACGCAGTTAAAATTCCAGTAGGCGACACTGCCCAAAGACAAGTAGTTAATAACAGTATACGCTTTAATACAACTAGCAACGTTTTTGAAGGCTACAACGATAACAGTAACATTGTCTCCTTTAATGGTGTTTATTCAAGTAACAGACGCACAAATGTTTTAGCAAACAGTGATTCGATTGAATTTACAAATACCAATATTATTACAGGCGAAGTTAATAATCTAGGTCTTAGCATCCACGGTCTAGAAGTTGACGATATAAAAATACAAACTAATAATATTCTAGCTACTACTTTAAACTCAGACATAGATCTACGAACTAACGGCAATGGCAATTTAGTAATAGACGACATTGAAATTGCAGGAAATACAATAATAAACAATAGCAACGGCGCCTTAATTATTAGGAATACGCAATATGGTAATACAAAATTTATTGGTCCTGCTGTAAAAATTCCAAGTGGTTCTACAGCAGATCAGCCAGTTGCTCCGGAAGTTGGCACTGCACGATGGAACACAGACGAAGTAGTTCTTGAAGTTTGGGATGGTAGTACATTTACAACAGCAGCTGGATCGACAGCAACTATTAACCAAGCAGAGATGGACGATCTCATCTTAGAATACACTCTAATCTTTGGGTAAGTAACCCCTTTTTTCTATAAACGATAAATACTATTAATGCAAAGTAAGACCAGTGTCTTAGGCACACTTTGCAGGACGAACTGTGAGCACCAGCAAAGAGCGTAAGCTGAAAATTTGGTGAGAGGGACAGGATCCCCGTATTGAGGAGAAGAGATGGCTGTTGGTCGCATATCAGGTCCACTCTTAAAGTCAAATCTCATTCGTAATGGGATTGATTTGGCTTTTGAGACGGATCTCTTATATTTAGATGTTAATAATCAGCGTGTCGGCATCCAAACCGCAACGCCTCAATACGAGCTAGATGTTTCCGGAAATACAAGAACTACAAATTTAATTGTTACTGATAGAGCAGATCTAGCAGATATTACTGTTGAAGGTAATACTATCAGTACTACGCAACCATTCCTTAATTTAGCAACACTAGACACTGTTGTAGCACTTAACAAAATTAGAATTGACAGCATTGACATTGAAGGCAATGCTATTACAACAAACGATTCAAATGCTAACTTAGAATTACGTCCAAACGGAACTGGCGCAGTAAACGTACACAGCGACCTAAATGTTGACGGAAATATTTACGCAAGCGGTAATATTACAGCAGACGGTAATATTACAATTGGTGATGCAGACACTGACAACGTCATTTTTAATGCTGATGTTTCTTCTAACATTATTCCAGACGTAGACGATGTATACGCACTTGGTAGTGACCCGGAAGCAGGCGGTAAACAGTGGAACGATGTATGGGTTAATAATTTACGTGCATCAAGTCTTGTTGTTAGTGATAGTCTAGATGTAGGTAATATTGACTTTACACTAACACATGGTAACACATATTATGTTGCTGAAAACGGCGATGACACGCATGTAGGCGATCACTTTTTTGATCCTTTCGCAAGTGTTAAACATGCTCTAAGTGTAGCAGTTGCCGGCGACACCATTCTTATTAGTCCAGGTGTATACACTGAAGAATTTCCACTAACTGTTCCTGCAGGAGTTACAGTTAGAGGCGAAGGTATTCGTGCTGTAACAATCGAACCAACAGTTGCAACAAACACAAATGATGCATTTTTACTCGATGGCGAAACAACTGTTGAAGAATTAACAATTACAGGTTTTTACAGCCCGGGTTATGCATTTAAGTATGCAACAGGTTATACAGCAACAAGTCGTTCACCATACATTAGAAACGTTACAGTAATTACTGAAGGCAGTGTAACAAGTCCAACAGATCCAAGAGGATTTAACGAAGGTGATGCAGGTAGCGGTGTTTTCTTAGACGGTTCTGTAGCATCAAGCAGCTCAGTAAATACTGCATTACTATTTCACTCAGTAACATTTATTACTCCGGGTGTTGACGCAGTAGTGCTAACTAACGGTGCAAGGGTTGAATGGCTAAACAGCTTTACATACTTTGCAAACCGTTCTATGTATGCATATGACGGAACAACAGGACGCAGAGGAACAGGTAAAACTAAGCTAACACTAAGTGGTATTACAGGAACCTTTACACAAGGTAATACATTAACTATCACTAGTGCTGATGCTTCTACAGTGCTTACAGGCACCATTGATAGTGTAGATGGCAGTGATGTTTATGTAAGTAATTACTTAGACTTAGATGGATTTGATTTAACACCACAAAGCATTACAGACGGCACTGCTACAGCAACAACTATTGATAGTTTTGACTTACGTGACTTTGGTGCAGAAGTGCGTTTGATTGCAAGTGCAAGTGTATACGGTAACTTTGGTTTAGTAGGTCAAGGTCCTGGCGTTATTATGTACGCTATTGGACACAATTTAGCATACATTGGTAACGGTAAAGAAGTAACTAACGATCCAAATACTGTTATTCAAGCAAACGAAATTGTTGAAACTGAAAGTGCAAAAATTCGTTACAACTCAGTAGACCATAAAGGCGACTTCCGTATAGGCGATTTGTTCTACGTTAATCAAGAAACAGGTAACGTACAATTTGCTGTAAGTGACTTTGAAATTAATACAGAAAACGGTGTTACATTTAATACTAATGGTGATACTACATTTATCGACGGCACAAAAGTTGAAACTGGTGATTGGCGCTTTAGCGGAAACACAGTTGAAACGCTTACACAAGATGCTAACTTCGCAGGCGGCAGCGGCACAGTTAACTTAAACTCAGACGTTAATGTAACTGGTAGTTTAGATGTAACAGGTAATGTTACTATTGGCGGCAATGTTACAATTGGTGATGAAGCAACTGATACTATTCAAATTGTTGCAGGAATTGATTCAGATATCAACCCTAAAGATGCAAGTACTTATTCACTAGGTACAAGTTCTAAAACTTGGAAGAATTTGTTTGTTGATACTATTAACTTAGATAACATTACAATCACTGACAACTATATTGCAACTACACAATCAAACAGTGATTTAGAATTGCGTGCTAATGGTACTGGTGAAATTTATGTTTCGAGCAACAATGTACAGATTGATAACAATTTAACTGTAAGCGGTGTAACAACACTAGCAAACACAAATATTACAGGAACAATTGCACACGTTGGAGATTATGTACAAACTGGAAATTACACAATTGCAGGTACAATTAGCAACGGTGATATTCAAATTGCTGGTAACGTAATTGAAACTACTACATCTAATAGTGACTTAGAGCTACGTGCTAATGGCACTGGTGAAATTTATGTTCCTACTAATGATGTACAAGTTGACAACAATCTAACTGTAAGCGGTGTTACTGATTTACAGAATACAAATATTACAGGAACAATTACACACGTTGGAGATGCTGTACAAACTGGCGACACAAGCATTACCGGTAATGTAACAGTAACACAGGATTTAGATGTTACTGGTACAGCACAGTTTGAAGAAATCTTAGTCGACGACAATTATATTACTACAACTACATCAAACGCAGACTTGGAACTACGTGCTACTGGCACTGGCGAAATTCTAATTCCAAATAATGATGTACAAATTGTTAACGATTTAACAGTTGACAACGATATTAACGCAAATAACTTAACAACTCCTGGATTAATTACAGCTAACAGTTTTACAACTGGTGACATTGTTATTGATGACAATTTCATTCAAACAACACAATCAAATAGCAATTTAGAATTACGTGCTAACGGCACAGGTGTAGTATATATTCCTAGCAATAATGTTGTAATTGACGAAGACTTAACTGTTGCAGGATCTACAAGTTTACAAGATGTAGCCATTCAAGGCACACTAACACAAGTTGGTAATACAACACAAACTGGTAATATTAATTTAACTGGCGACTTTGGCATTACAGGTAATATTACAGTTTCGAGTACAGCGCAGTTTGAAGATATTAAAATTGAAGATAACTTTATTACTACTACCGAATCAAACAGCGACTTAGATTTACGTGCTACAGAGTACGGTGTTATATCTATTCCAAATAACGATGTACAAATTAATAACAACTTAAATGTTGTAGGTACAACTACAGTAAATAATTTAATCGTTAACGAAACTGTAACATCAAACACATACACAACAGGCGATTTATTACTAGATGACAACTTCATTACAACAACACAAAGTAATTCAAACTTAGAATTGCGTGCTAATGGTGTTGGTGAAGTTTACGTACCAACAAACGATGTTGTAATTGAACAAAACTTAACAGTTAACGGTAGCACAACATTAAAAGATACTAACATTGTTGGTAATATTACACATACTGGCGATGTAACACAAGTAGGTGATATTACACTGACAGGGAACTTAGATGTTGACGGCGATGTAATTATTAGTGCAACTGTTGTTCAGTTTGAAGATATTCAAGTTAGTGGTAACAAAATTACTACTTCGCTGTCTGATTCAAATCTAGAACTTCGTGCTAACGGATTAGGTAAAATTTACGTTCCGTCTAATGATGTTGTAATTGAACAAAATTTAACAGTTAACGGAACAATTACAGTTAATAATATCACTAGCACTGGAACAATTTCGGCAAACAGTTTCACAACTGGCGATATCTTAATAGATGATAATTTTATCACAACAACAACTAGTAACAGTGATTTAGAATTGCGTGCTAATGGCACCGGTAATATTATTGTTGATGAGTTTAGTATTAATAACAACACTATTACTAGCCAAAATGACTTTGTTATTCAGCCAGGCAGTGGAATTTTAAACATTACTGCTACAGGAGCATTAAAACTTCCAACAGGCACAACATTAGATCGCCCGACTGCTGTTGCAGGACAAATTCGTTACAATACAGATTTATCACGCTTTGAAGGGTACAACGGAACTAACTGGATTAACTTAAAGGGCGTAGAAGATCTAGACGGAGATACTAAAGTAACTGCTGAATTATCAGAAGGATCTAATGACGGAGTAATACGCTTCGACGTACAAGGATCGACTGTTGTTACAATAAATGGTACAGCCCTTACAGCACCTAGGGCTGATGTAGGCAATATTCGTATCGACAACAACGTTATTGAAACTACAACAGCAGACACCGATTTAAATCTAAGAGCAAATGGAACAGGAAGTGTTAAGTTTGATAACTTTGCATTCAGCGAAAACACAATAACTAACACAGTTACTGACAGCGTAACAGTTTTTCAAAATACAGGTGACGGATATGTTAAATTTGACGGACCTTATGGTATTGTGTTACCGTCAGGCGGCACAGGATCTAGACCGCCATTTGGACTTACTGAAATAGGTCAGACAAGATATAATACTGACGACGAACGTGTAGAAATTTGGGACGGGTCAAACTGGGTTTCAGTTGCTGGAGCAGCATCAGGCATTACACGAAGTGACGCAGAAGAAATTGCACTATCAACAGTGCTAGTATTAGGATAAAAACATGGCAACAACATTTAAAAATAGAGTAGTGCCGCAAGTAGGCATAGCAAGAACAGAAGTACTAGCAACTAATGAAAACGCTAGAGTTACTGTAGTTGGATTTAGTTTAGCTAATTTAACTGAAGGTGTTATATTAGTTGACATTGAATTACAAGACGAAGACAGTGCAATAGGATATTATGCAAAAGAAATGATTATTCCGCCAAATACAAGTTTGCGTGTATTAAACGGCGGCGAAAAATTAATCTTAACTCCGCGAAATAATTTATATGTGTCGGCAAATGTCGACAACAGTGTAGATTGTATCTTAAGTACAGTAGAAATATTATAAGGAAAAGCTAATGGCATCAACACATTATGTAGGACAAACTCCAAGCATTACCGAATTACTAGGTACAGGTCAACCTAGATATTTCTACGCACTTCGTAGAACAGATGACGGTACACTATTTTTTGCTAAAATTGATCAGTTAAAAGATGCTGACTCGATTACAGTAAACAACCCAGGTGCATCAGCAGACGACTTTGTAGAATTTGAATATGGTGTTAACTTTTTCGACGGGCGTTTAGAAGAAGATCATAGTCGCCCATTTACAAACTTACAGTGGGATCAGTACCGCTGGGATAATAAAAATATGTATTACTATGTAAACGATAACGGCGAGCTTGTAGTTAGAATTAATCAATCATTTACTTACGATCCAACTCAGATTGTTATAAATTCTGACACTGGAGAAACACAGGCAGATGCCGATAATGGAAATAATAATGGTGGCAGCTATTAAAATAAATATGTTAGATAATCGAGGAACGCATAATGTCAGAATTTAAAATTAGTAGATTGCGCTTTAGCTGGGCAGGCCCATGGAGAGATCAAACTTTCTTCAACAAAGACGAAATTATTCAGTTTAACGGTAAAGCGTATGTTTGCTTAATCCCCCATACATCAAATAATTTTTATAACGATTTAGGTGCAGCAGAACCTAGATGGGAATTGATGATGACTGGCCAAACATGGAAAGGCCCATGGGAACCGTTAACACAGTATGCATTAGATAACATTGTAATTTTTGGTGGTATTGTGTACAAATGTAACGAACAACACCTTAGCGGAGCAGTGCTTGATTTAGATATTGACAAGTGGGACGTTTATGCGGAGTCTAAAACTTGGGCAAGTGAATGGACATCAAGTACTACATACGGTGTAGGTAGCATTGTGAACTACGGCGGCTCTGTTTACGAATGTATTGTATCACACGTATCAGCTGCTACTGACTTAGAAGGGTTAGAAGCAGATTACACAGATGTAGAAGACAGTACAGAAAAATATTGGAAATTATTACAATACGGTGTATCTTGGAGAGGCGTGTATGCTACTGACTCAGAAGATAGCAGTCAGCTTCGTTATAAACTAAATGACATTGTAAAATACGGACCAAGTTTGTACCGTTGTATTTGGGGTCATGCTCCAAGTGCTGAATTTGTAGACTTTGCAGACAGTACAGAGTTATACGAAACATTTATTAGTGAATATTGGGAAGAATGGCTACCTGGTTTAGACTTTGACGGCGTATACGATGCTAATGCAATTTACCAACCAGGCGATGTTGTACAGTACGGTGGATACTTATTCCAATCTAAAGTTATTAACAATATCGGAAATACTCCGTCAACAAATTACGGCGATGATTCTACCGATGCTTGGGAACTAATTACAGAAGCATATGAAATTTCAGGACAATGGTCAACTGATAACGAATATAAAGTAGGTAATGTAGTCAGATACGGTGGCGACTTATATGTTGCACTTATTGACAGCATTAGCGAAAATCCTGGTAACTTTACAGTACAAGCACCGTATGAAGCAGAAGATTCAAGCGGTACACGTATACAAATTAACTTAGGCGATTCAGTTGCATCAGATTTAATTACAGTTGGTATGACTGTTACTGGCGAAGGATTTAGTAGAGGTCAGACTGTTGAGTCAGTTAGCTATGACGATGACTCAACTAATGCAACAATGTATGCTACAATTATTCTTAACGAAGCACCAGACGGTCCTATTTCAGATGAAGCAGTATTAACGTTCTCAGGTGCAAGAACTGGAATTTGGGAACTATTAATTCCTGGATTCAATTGGGAAGGACAATGGAGCGAAAGTACACTTTATAACCTCGATGATATAATTTATTGGAAAAATGCAACATATAAGTGTGTTTTAGAACATACATCGTCTCTAGTATCTAGACCAGATAATGATTTACAAAATGCATATTGGGTAATCTATTTACAACACGATCAAAGAAACAGTTTAAACTCTTTTGGGCAAACAATTGTGTTTGACGGCGAAAATAATTCCCCTTTAGAAACTGGTGCTGACGGCAACGTTCTTAAAGTTGTTGACGGTCTTCCTACTTGGAGCGACATTGACTTTACACCAAACGTGTATTATGTTGCAACAAACGGCGAAGACTTACCAACTAACGGTACTACGCCTGATACAGCATGGAAATCGATTAAGTATGCATGTGAGCGTGTTAAGCTAGGCACATTGCGCCAAAATGCAAAACTACTACTTGAGAATAATAAAGATTGGGTTGTTGAGCAAACATTTTATTGGTTCTTATATCAGCAAAATCAAAATGTTGCTCCATTTGATAGCTCCTACAATTTTGATAATGATAAAACAATACGTGATTCGCAACTAGTTATAGATGCTGTTGTCCGTGACTTAAAGCGCGGAGGCAACGCACAAACTGTTAGAGCAGCACTATCTTACTTTAACACAGAAAGCACAAATAGATTTACTAATGATACAGTTGCAGAGCAAGCAGAGTTTTTTGCATCATTCTTTGTTGAATTATTTAATAACATTGAATTGGCACTTACAAATACGGCTCCTGCACAAGACTACCGAATATTAGAAAATGTTGAAAATCCTATTCCTCAGTACTTTAACAGTGGTTTAGTACTTGAAGATGATGCACTTACATTTACTGGTGCTTTAGAAAATATTTTAGTTCGTCCATTCTTAGACGGATCGCCTTCAAGCATTCCTCCTGAAAATCAAGGAACTTACTCGACAATTAATATTAAATCAGGTACTTATAACGAACGTCTACCTATTAAAATGCCACCTAACACTGCACTAAACGGCGACGAACTACGTGGTACAACTGTACAACCTGCTGCGCCAATTAATACATTATGTACAAGAACGTTTGGATTTATTAATCAATTTGTAGTTGGTTCAACACTTAATATGGAACACAACTCTCCAGTACAGTTTGTATCACTTAATCCAGTTGAAGAAATTAGTACAGTGATCGGTGATGTGATTCCTGGCAAGACATACTATGTAGTCGGAAGCAGTATTACAGAGACTACAATCAGTGTAGCAGAAGAACTAGACGGCGAAGTAGTTGCACTAACAACTAACATCGGTGCAATGTATGTATACGGCGGTGAAGCACTTGGAGATATGATTCAAGTAACTAACGACTGCGGTGTACGTAATATGACACTTAAAGGGTTACTAGGTACACTATCTGTAGAAAATGAATTTTTAACAAGACGTCCAACAGGTGGTGCATATGTAGGTTTTGATCCAGGCACTGGACCGGACGATACTACTACTTGGATTACAGCACGTTCTCCGTATATTCAAAACGTTACTACATTTGGTAAAGGTTGTACTGGTTGTAAAATTGATAGTACAATACACAATGGTGGTAACCGCTCAATGGTGTCAAACGACTTTACACAAATTATATCTGACGGTATTGGTATTTGGTGTACAGGCGGCGATTCATTAACAGAATGTGTATCTGTGTTCTCATACTACAACTATGCAGGTTACTTTGCAGAAGACGGTGGACGTATTCGTGCTACAAATGGTAACTCATCTTATGGTACATTTGGTTGTGTTGCAGAAGGTTTTGCTATTGACGAAATTCCAGCAACTGGTAACGTAGACAACAGAGACAATGATGCTATTGCATTACCTGTATCTGCACTTGGTGCAAACTCAGAAGTATTAAAACTACAATACAAACATGCAGGTGAAGAATATTATACTGATACAACTAATTTGCTAAAGCATTCAAACAGTTTATTGTCATCAAATTTACCAGACGAGTATTGGCAAACAGACAGTAACGTCAGTATTGTACGTGCAAATACAACTCCGTACGAAGGAGAATTTGCCTGGAAAATTACAGCAAATACGTCATTAACAGATAGTTCGTATATCTTCCAAGACATCGAAGTGTCACCGCAAGGTAGAACTTATACTAATATTGCAGGTACCAATGTTAGTGGTTCTGGTATTGATGCTACTTTTAACGTTACTGTAACTAGTACAGCGTACGAAGTTACTATAAATAATTCAGGTTCAGGCTATGTTATTGGAAACGAAATACAGTTAGATGGTAGAAACTTTGGTGGTAGAAGTCCAGAAAACGATATTACCATTCAAGTAGACAATCTAAGTATTACTGCAATTTCTCAGATAAGTCACTCGGGCACAGTACCTGCAGGGTCGGATTTAGAATACACAGTAAGTTTACATGTAAAGCAAGGCAATACAAGTTATATTGACTTATATAATATCTTTTCAGGGTTTAGTGAAGAAACAACATCTGTAAGATTTAATTTTGCTACTGAAGAAATTACAACTCCATTAAATTTAGCAGGTGATGCACTAGTATCAAATTTACAAGCAAACTTCTTAGACGACGGGTGGTGGAGATTACAGTATACAATACATGACACAAGTGCGCAAAATACTCAGCTAGAATTTAGGATATATCCACGTGGTATTGACGGCCTTACTGGGTATACTAACATATACGGAGCACAGGTAGAAATTAGCAATACTATGTCATTTTTCTTAGAAACTTTTGAGAATACTCCGACAGCGCATGCAAACATAAACATACAAGGCGCAGGACAAGGTGCAAGTATAAATGCCGACGAATTACGATCAGGTTCTATCTATCAAACAAGAATATTAGAAAGTAATGTTATCAGAAAAGGCGGATTAGGTTATAATTTCCAATCAAACAACGCTCAGGGCGGCAATACCGAATACTTAGTTTTAGCACAATCAGAAGTTTCTACAGCGGCAGAATACGAAGGCATGCGCTTAACTGTTTCGTCAGGTAAAGGTGCTGGACAATACGGCATTGTTTCTAGTTACAACGAAATAACTAAATTTGCTAACGTAACTAAAGAATCATTTGGACAGCAAGAAGTTGTTGCAGCTGATTCAACAACAAATAGACTGTTGCTAGGCTCAGGTGCAGATTTCCACAGACTGTATGAAAATCAAGTAATTACATTTACTCCAACAGTTTATAATATCGATGTACTATCCAGTTCACAAAGTCAAATACAAGTACTTGGAACACGTGGCGATCAAAATAATCGTATGATTGTTGAGAGTACAGAACGATTGCGTGTAGGACAAAAAATTAACTTTAGCGGACCGGTATTTGGCGGAGTTATTGAAAACTTTGATTACTATATCATTGATGTAGTTGATGATGCAGAAATACAAATTTCTACATCCTTAGGCGGCGGAGTTTGGCCACTATCTAATGTTAACATTGAAGATGCAGTCGAAGAATTTCAAGGATACGATCTGTTTACGTTAAACTATCCAGACGGTACATCTTTCCTTGAAGCAAGTACAACTGATAACATGCAAGTTACATTGCCCATTCAGTTCACTGGTAGAAGTATTGGCGGAATTGAATTAGGTGACACATACTATATTCACGATGTTTATGATAATAATAAGTTTTCAATATCAACGGCAATACGAAATGTAACAGTAACAGAAACAGACCCGGCAAATAATTCATTACTAATATCAGATACTTCTGTATTAACGCCACTTGACGCAATTATTTTTAAGTCAGGTACATTAGGCGGTATACAAGAAAAAAGAAGATACTACATCAATGACATTATTGACGGCACTAAGTTTACATTATCAAGTGATGTAATTTTAAGAACTGCAACTACTACCGAAGCAATTACAAACCTAATTACAGTTGATAGTACTGCTGGATTTACTGTTGGTAGTCCAATTATGTTTACTGGTATTACTTTTGGTGAAATTGAGAATGACACAGTTTACTTTATTCAGGTTATCAACGATGCTACATCGTTTACAATCTCTGCTACAGAAGGCGGTGCAGCAGTACCGTTAACTACAGCAACTGGCGAAGTAATTGTAAGAACAGCAATAGACGAAGTTATTGTTACTAGCGAAGTAGGAACATCGCTAGGAACATTGCCGGGCGGAAAAGAAGATCTTGAAGCAGGGCGCGATATAATGGAAGCTTCTTTCTTTACTGAAGTGTTTGGCGGAATTGAGCTAGGTACTAACTATTATGTTCTTGAAACTATCGATCTTGGGTCAATATATGAAGTAACAATTACGGACAGTGACGGAGGAGTTGTAGAATTTGCACTCGATAATGAAACTGGTTCTATGCAAATTAATGCAGTAGGTTGGGATCATATTAACCCAGGCACACCGCCAGTGGGAGCATTTGACTCTACATCTGTATATCAAATTACTCCTAGAATAGAATTTGACGCACCTCCATTTTATCAAGAAGAAATGACAGGTATTCCAACTGAGGGATTCAATGCAATAACTATTATTTCAAACGGATTTCTACCACTCGCAATACCAAGATACGGAGAAGAGCTATATTCGACAACAGAGTACACTGCATGGGATTTATCAATTAATTTGCCTATAAATGGCGAAGCGGTTACTTTAGAAAATCCAGATGCAAACGGCGGCTGGGTTGATGGTACATACGGTAACGGTTGCTGGTTTATACTTTCAGAAACTGGCAAAGATTGTTTATATTCAGTATCAGATGGACTAACATGGTTAAGTGTTGATTTACCGCCACTTGGCGCAGGAACTTATCAAAAAGTACAGTACGGTAATGGTGTGTTTATTGCTATTGCCAACGGCGAACAAGAATTTGCATATTCGACTAATAATTGCTCAACTTGGACAACAGTAAACGTAACAGTAGCACCTGCTAATGACTATAGAGATATTGCATACGGAAAAGAAATATTTGTTGCAATTGACGGCTCTAGTAATGGGGCAGTTGTGTCAACTGATAACGGCGAAACTTGGCTAGAAACTGAGATAGACCCTAGCGAAGATTCAACAGCCAACAACTGGAGAACAGTTAAGTATGGTAACGGACGCTTTGTTGCAGTTTCTGAAGATGATCGTCCAGCAGCATACAGCTTTGACGGAGTTACTTGGTACAGCTCAACTACTAATGTTAGCGGTACTGCACTAGAATACGGACAGGGTGTTTTTGTTGTAATTAACAACGAAGCTGGCATTTGTTGCACATCGTATGACGGACTGCAATGGGATGTACAACCTCTAATTACAGAATCAAACTACCAGAGAATTGGATTTACATTCTCTGCAGATACTAAACAAGGTTGGTTCTTGACACTAGACGAAACTGGACAAATAGCTAACAAAATTTCAGCAGGTGCTAAAGCACAAGCATTTGCAAGTGTAACTAACCAATCGCTGACAGAAATTAATATGTTCGAACCAGGATCAGGGTATACAGACGACAGTTTTGGTCCAGAAATTACAATTACTGACCCTAATAACTCAGAAGAAGCAATTACTGATTTGCGTATAGGCAACGGTACATTAGGTGCTCCGAGCTTTATAAACTTTGGTACTGGATATAATACAACGTCTACTGGCATATCGTTACGTGGTAGCGGCTTCTCAGATCAATTCCAAGAAGGGCTGCGATTAATTGCAAAAAATATTACACGTTTCCCTGCACCGGGTGATAACTTACAATTTGAAGGTAATCCTGAAGTATATCGTGTTGCAACTGCAACACCGCTAAGAGGCACAACAACACCAAATTTAGAAGCAGTGATTCAACTGAGTCCATCAGTTGCTCAAGCAGATTCGCCAATCCACGATACACCATTTACTATACGTAGTAAATTTAGTCAAGTACGATTAACAAATCATGACTTCCTAAACATTGGTTTTGGTAACGAACAACAGTCTAACTATCCTGACTTACCTGAAACTACAGGGCTTGAACCGCAAGATGAAATTCAAGAAACAAACAACGGGCGAGTGTTCTACTCAAGTACAGACCAAGATGGTAACTTCCGTGTTGGTGACTTGTTTGCGGTTGAACAGGCAACTGGTATTGTTACGTTGAGTGCAGATGAATTTGGACTAGATGGACTAACAGAACTAGCAATTGGTGGTGTTGCACTTGGTGGCTCACCAGTAACAATTAATGCTTTCTCTACAGACGGAACGTTTGTTGCTAACTCAAATAACTTAGTTCCGACACAGAGAGCAATTAGAACATACTTGGCAAGTAGATTGAGCCAAGGTGGTGCAGATACGTTTACAGGCTTGCTACAAGCAGGTACTATTAAAGTAGGTGGACCAGATATTATTACATCCTCAGTACAAGAAGGTGGCGAAGGGTGGCAAGTTAAAATACCTACACTTGCTAACTTTGATGGACCATTTGGTAATAGCGGATGGGCCGGCGACGGGGTGGCATTATCTTATTTCTTTAAGACACTTGTCGATCCTACACGCGGCGGACAACAATAAGATAAATACATTAACAATACGGAGTTATAACAAAAATGGCAGAGTTTAAACTAGGACGAATTAGGTTTGTATGGCAGGGCAACTGGTCGTCAGACAGGGCATACGTTGCAGATGACGTAATTAGCTTTGGTGGTAAATCATACATTTGTATTAGAAACCACACATCATCAGATACTTTTAATACTGATTTTGACAACGAAATACCTAAATGGGAAATAGTTTCAGACGGTACTAAATGGAGAGGCGAATGGGAGCCTGAAGTTGAATATGCACCAGGCGATGTTGTTAAGTACGGTTCACTTGTTTATATTTGTGAAATTGGCCACACATCAGCTACATTTGGAGCACCAGACTTTTTAGGTCTCGAAGAAGACTTAGGCAACTGGACACCGTTTGCTACATCTTTTGATTGGAAAGGTGATTGGACTACAGACACAAGATTTAAAATTAACGACCTAGTGCGTTACGGAGGATTTGTATACCTTTGTAATACTGCTCACATCTCTGCTGCAACTGAAGAATTAGGACTAGAAAACGACCAAAGTAACTGGGAGCTATTTAGTGACGGTTTAGTTTACTTAGGCGAATGGGTAACTGCTACACGCTATAAAGTTAACGATGTTGTTAAGTATGGCGGCAACGTGTTTATTTGTACTGCTCCGCATACATCAAATGACTTCCTAACAGACGAAACAAATTGGGACGTATTTATTGAGGGCTTCCAGTTTGAGGATAGCTGGAATAACTCTAATGTTTATCAAATTGGCGATACAGTTACATACGGTGGATATGTATATGTTGCTAAAACAAATAACTCTGCTGCTCAACCAACTGCAAGTCCTGCAGATTGGGAAGTATTTACAACTGGTTTTGCATTCCAAGGCGATTGGAGTTCGATAGATTCATATAAAGTAGGTGATGTTGTACGTGTAGGTGGCACAACTTATGTTGCTGTTGCTGATAGTACTGATCAAAATCCGCCAAACGATACTTACTGGAGTAAATTAAACTCGGGTATTAACTGGACTAATAGTACAGAAACTTTCTTACAAGTACAAGGTACTAATGATGTAAGTTCAGGAAGCGGTGCCCGTTTTGACGTTGTTAAATCTAAAACTGTTTACACTGTAAGCGTATCTACAGGATTTGCTGGTACAGGATATGCTCAAGACGATACTATTTTAATCACAGGTGACAATACTGGCGGCACAACTCCTGCTAACGATATTGTTGTAACAATAACAGGTGTTACAGCTGGCGCAGTTGATTCGGTAACACACACTGGTTATTCTTCAACTTGGACAGCAACTACAGAATATGTTGTCGGTGACGTTGTTATCTACGGTGCAAGTTCATTTATTTGTACAGCTACTCACGTAGCACAAACATCAAATCGTCCAGACAACGATCTAGAAGCAGATTACTGGAACTTATTAACACTTGGTAGTGAAGCACTTTCTCTTACTACCGAAGGCGACATGGTTTACTATGGTAACCAAGGTCCAACAAGACTTCCGATCGGAGTTGACGGTCAGATTTTGCGTGCTACAGACGGCAAGCCAGACTGGGCTAACTACGGTCTAGTTGACAACGTTGTATATGTAGGACCACTAGGTACAGACGAACCTGCTCCGCGTTCAGGTCTATCTATTGATAAACCTTGGAGAAGTGTACGCTATGCACTAGAGCAAGTACGTGATGGTTACTTGAATCCACAAGCAAAACAAATTTTAAAGAACAACAAGCAGTTCTTTAAGAAAGAAATTACTTCTTGGTTAGATTATACATACGGTGTAACTGTTACTGAGACAACAGCTGGGTCACGTGTGTTTACAACTTTCGACACTAGCAACTTAAGAGACGGAATGCCAATTGAGTTCGACGGTGTTAACGTATTTGGCGGAGTTGTTGAAGGACAAACTTATTATGTTGACAGTGTTATAAGCTCGACTACATTTAGAATCGCAGAAACACAGGGCGGCATTTCGTTTATTCCAACTGACGCAACTGGTGTTATGAAAGGTAAACTTTCTTACAATGCAGCAAAATGTGAAAGAGACACAGGCTATATTGTTGATGCAATGATTTATGATATTGGCCGCGGCGGCACATTAAGAACTACCGAAGCAGCTAGATCATATTATACAGAAGCAGGAAACGAATATATTACTGACGTATTCGGATACCAGCGCACACAAACAATCGAAGCATACGAACAGCTTAAAGCTCTTGTTGCAGAAGTACTAAACAACGAAAAACCAGTTAGTTATCAATCTCTAATGGGAATTCTAATTGAAGAACGTGCATCACAGTTTATTGACTTGAGTTTAGTATCTGAAAATAATGCAAAGGTAAAAGCAGACGACCTAATTGATATTGTTACAATTGGCTTAGAAGCAGAATCAAACACAGCAATTCCGTTGCCGCAATTACCTAACACAACAGTATTCATTAAAACTGGTACATATAACGAAATTCTTCCAATTATTATTCCAGAATATACTGCTATTGTCGGTGACGAATTGCGTACTTCTGTTATACAACCACAGCCTGCAATTCCGTTGCTAGCTAAAGACAAAGACAAAACTACTAGCGCACTAAACAGAATCAAAGAAGTATCTGAGCAAGTGATTCAGAATATTACAATTGACGCAACTACTGGTAATACTACTCCTCAGAGATACTTAAATGGCTATGGTGGCGCAACTGAATCTACACAGCGTTTAGATATGTCAATTGTTAAAACTCTTAATGTATTAGAAAAAGGTGTTGGCGAGGTTGCTCTAGTACCAGAAGTTGGACCAACTCCGACTGGTGGAACAAATAATGCAAGTGATTCAGGATTTGCAAATGCAATTGCACAAATTGAAGCTAACATAGACTTTATTGTAGCAGAGCAAACTGCTTGGATACAAGCACAAGTAGACGGCGTAATTGCACCCTTTGCAGCAGACTTTACATTTGATACTGCAAACTGCGAAAGAGATACACGCTTCATTCTAAATGCACTACGTTATGATTTAACATACGGCGGCAACTTCCAAACAACTGTAGCTGCAAGAAGTTACTTTGTAAACGGCAATCCTGTATATGGCACAGGTAAGAAAGAAGAAACTCTTGCAACATATACACATTTAAAATCAATTGTTGGTGATGTAATTATTGAAGCAGCAATTACACCAACACCTGCAAATACCGAAGTACAAGATACTGATGGCGATGCAGGTAGTGCGGCAGCAGAAACATTTGCAGATACACGCCTCCAAGAAATTTTCGACACAATAGATACTGACGGGACACTACCGACAGCAGTTGCTCCTGATACAACTTGGGTATCTAATTCAATATCATCTATTGTTACTGATTTTACTAGCGAAAAGGATACATTAAGAACCTCGGTAATTGATTTTATTAATAGTAATTATGGTAAATTTACTTATGATAGTGCAAAATGTCGTAGAGATTCTACTATCTTACAAGACGGCTCAGCATACGATGTTGCATTAGGAACAAATTATAATTCTATTCGTAACGGTGTAGCTTATCGAAGAAGTGCTGGAGAAAAGGTACTAGAAGATCAACTAACTGAAACACTAGGAGCAATTACTGAGCAAAAATCATTAGTTGCAGCTTTAATTAGTGACACAACTGCAATTACTAGAAGTGATGCATATTGGGACGAATTACTTGATATTATTGAAAATAATACTCCTAATGCTATAACATGGAGTGACCCAGGTGTTGCGGCAAAAACTACTGCACGTTCGGACTTACAAACAAATAGAACAGCTATTATTGCAGATGTAATTTCTTGGATAGGCACAAATTATCCTAACTTCACATACGACCAAACTTTATTAGAGTTAGAAATGGGATACATGATTGACGCTATATCATATGACGTACAATATGGCGGTAATAGTGCAACACGTGAAGTAACAAGTGCATTCCTTACAAACTATATTGGTATATTGCCGAGTAGTCAAATAGAAGTTACTAACGAAGCAATTGACGAAATTACAACAATTGCAGCAACTTATATGACAGGAGCAACTGAAGAAGCAGAAGTTGCAACACTAGTACAAATTATTTCAAATGCTATTTCAGCAGATGATATAATTGCATTACCAGCAGCAACTTACCCAGATATTACTTGGGCAACAGCTCCAATTCAAGCAGATACAAATGCAATAATAGATGATACTACTGTTGTTCCTGAAGTAATACAATATATTACAAATACATATAGTGGATTTGTATACGATCATACTAAATGTTCTCGTGATACTGGTTATATTATAGACGGTTTAGAATACGATATCCTATTTAATTCTAAGTTTAATGGTACAAAATCAGGAATGGCTTATCGTAGAGCTATTAGCTCTGCAGAAATTGTAATTGAAGAACAACTAGAAGCCACACTAGGTGCTGTTGATCACTTGAGAAGAGAGATTAGAGATATTACTAGTCGTACTGATAAGATTGTTGCAAGTACTACAACACTCAAAGATATTGTAGTTAATAATAATGTTCCAGTATCTTACACAATTACCGATCCTACAGGATACGACACAGGATTCTTTAATGCAAGAAGACTTGTTGTTGCAAACCAGCAGTTTATTTTAGACGAAGCATCTGCATACTTAAACACTAATTACAATGCACTGTGGACTGGGTTAACTGTAGATGAACAGAATTCCTGGATTGACGACATTGACGAATTAGTTGAAGCACTACGTTATGATCTAACATATCGCGGAAACTTAGAAACAACAGTAAGAGCAAGGTCTTACTATGTTGACGGAGTATTTGTACGTCCAGCAAATCAAAAAGCAGCTTCGATTGCACTTAAAGAAAGACTTGCAGCAATTATCGATGATATAACTACTGGTGTAAGTATTACACCGAGCGCAGGAAATGTTACTGCACAAGTTACAAGCGGAACAGCAGGATCAGCAGGAGCAGCAGCATTTGCACTTGATCGATTCACAGAAGTTAAAAATACTGTTGATACTGGAATTTTACCAGCTGCAATTGATCCAAACATTACATGGGTTGATGCAGGACTACAAGAGCTTAAATCAGTTGTTGATGAACGTAAATCACTAATCCAAGCTGGCTCTATTGATTACATTAACAAAATGTATCCGACACTTGTATATGATGAAACAAAATGTTCTCGAGATGTAGGTTACATGATTGATGCAGTTATATACGATGTAATTTTTAACAGTAACTTCCGTAGCACTACAGCAGGCAAATCTTATCAAAGAGGTATTACTTCGACTAACGTAGTATTAGCAGATCAGTTAAGTCCGTCAGTTGACACTATTGATTATGTTAATGAAGCACTAACTGAACTAACAATTGGTGTAGACACTACAATTGGTCAAGATAATGCAGCACAAGAAGCATACAATTTAGTTAAGGATATGACAACAGTTATCCAAAACGGTCTAAACAGTGTGCCTCCTATTAAGTTGCTAGCACCAACAGGCTACAATACAAGTGACCTAGTTGACGTAGCATATGCTACTACAACAAACACTACTGGTGATAGCAGCACTTATGGAAATGCGGCAGATCAATTGTTAGCTAACAGAGACTTTATATCAGACGAACTACAGCAATGGTTAGTTGATCCAACTAACGGGTTTGACAGCATTTGGGGCGGACTATCGGCTAATGCACAGGAACGTTGTATTCGTGATGCACAGTTTATTGTCGATGCTATTCGTTACGATATAACATACGGTGGTAACACACAAACTAACGTTGCAGGCGCAGCTTACTTCTCAAACTTTGTACTAACTATTCAAAATAATGAATTGGCAGCAACACTAGCATCATATGCAAGACTGCGTGAAATCATCGGTCAAATTATTGCTGAAACAAGTGTTACTACAAGCCCAGGAGTAACTGAAACACAAGACACTTCGGGCACAGTTGGCAATGCAGCAGCAATTGAATTTGCACAAGAACGTGTAGACGATATTACATACTGGTTAAACAACTCAACGTTTGAAGAAAAAGTAGAAGTTGCAACCGAATGGCAGTTACAAGAAAGAAAAACAGCATATGCTAGACTTGTAGATCGTAAAGACGAGATTGTCGATGATGTTGTTTACTGGGTAGAGAAAAATCATCAAGATTTAGAATATAATCAGGCAACTTGCAAAAGAGATGCAGGTTTAATTGTTGACGCTCTTGCACGTGATGTTGTTACAGGTTCTAACTTTGCAACAATTAAAGCAGGAATGTCGTACTATAGAGCTATTCCGTCAGCACTTAAGACATTAAAGGGCGAATTAAATGCTACTGTTGGTGCTATGAACTTCTTAGCTGAAAAAGCAAGACGTGTTGCATTAACTGCACCAAACGAAGCAATCAAGCAACTAGTTACAGATATTACTAGCTACATCGACGGCGGCGCATTACCTACTCCGAAATGGAGAGATACTAATTTAGAAGACAATCCAGACATTTGCGGCGCTTCTACAATTTGGGAAAACAAGGCATATATTCAAGAAGAAGTTATTGAACACATTACGCAAGAATTCCCAGAAATTGAATACGACGAAGCTAAATGTCGCAGAGATGTTGGATATATTGTAGATGCATTACGTTATGACTTATCGTTCGGCGGAGAGTACGCAACATACAAAATGTTCGAATATTATTACTATAATAATTCTGTCCAGCTAGGCGATAACGAATTAGAAGCAACATTAGCAGCATATGATTATGTTAAGTTTGTTGCAATGAGTCTTGCTATAAATAGCGTAAGCAGTCCTGGAGCATTGCAAACTCGTGTAGAACCTAAATTGAGAGACGAAAGTCAGTTAACAGGTGATGCAGGAACATTTGCTCGTGTTGAAGAATTAATGACAGCGCTTTATAATAATTTAAGTATTGGCGAGTATATTAACAGAGTTACAGTAACAGATGTTGCTTCTAACGCTCTTACAACTTCAGAAGTTCATAACTTTACTATAGGTACTGAGTTAATAGTAGATTCAATTAATGGTGAATTAGATACTGGAACATATTATGTTAAAACTGTTCCTACTAGTACAACGTTTACACTATCTACATTCTTTAATGGTCCTGAAGCAGCGTTGTCAGATGCTACTGGACTTGAAGACATTATCAATGTAGTTAGAACTCCGGATTTAAGCAACGTAACTGCTAACTTTAAACAGCAATTTACAAACATTCAAGGTTCTAAATCTTTAATACAAGAAAAAGTTACAGATTACATTGTTGAAAAATTCCCAACACTGGTTTACAATCAAGCTAAGTGCGAAAGAGATGTAGGTTTAATTATCGACGCAGTTGGCAAAGACATGCTTCTTGATACTAACTACTTAACTACTATAGCTGCATTATCTTACTACAGAGGTACACAAGCAGACGTAGTAATTAAAGAACAGCGTTTAGCAACTGTACAAGCATATAGAGAACTTAAAAACTTCATTACTACATATGTATCTGGCGAAGGCAGTAGTGTTAACTACGGTGGACGCAACGACAATAGTAGTGTAAAAGTTCGCGTTAATAACTTAATGAATATTGTTATTAACATAATTGAAAAGGGTGCTAAAGTAACCCCAGAAATGCAAGGCACAGTTACGTACTTCAACGATAGAGAAACTATTAATGCAGTAGATGCGTTGAAAGTTAACAAAGACTTCTTAGGCAGCGAAGCAACTGCTTGGATTAAAGCTAACTTTGGTGGAGAAGTAACTGACATAGTCGGATCTCCAGGTGCATTATCGTTTAGTGCGCCACACAACTTAGAAGTTAATGATCCAGTTGTGTTCTCAGGCACAGTATTTGGGGGCATTGAAGTAGGAGTTACATACTATGTATCAGCGGTTCCTTCAGCCAATGACATACAATTAACAACAGCACCTGGCGAGGAAAGTATTAACACATTTACCGGCGGCAGCGGATCAATGACTGCAAGTTATGCATTTGATGAAACTGCATGTAAACGTGATATGGCATCATACATCGATTCAATTATATACGATTTACAGTATCCAGGCAACTACCACTCGCTAAGAGCAGCAAGACTATATGTTAATGCTGTAGAAGGATCGCAGTACAGTGATATGTTCTATGTACGTAATGCAACCGGTGCTCGTAACATGACATTTAATGGATTGTTAGGAAACTTGAGCGAGAAGAATCAGTTCGGCACAAGACGTCCGACAGGTGGTGCATATGTGTCACTTGATCCAGGATTTGGACCATGGGATACAGAAGCATGGGTAACTAATAAATCATGTTATGTACAAAACGTGTCAACATTTGGTACAGGATGTATTGGTAACAAGATTGATGGTTCTTTACACGCAGGCGGTAACAGATCTGTTGTTAGTAACGACTTTACGCAAATCCTGTCAGATGGTATTGGTGTATGGTGTAGCGGTAACAACTCACTAACAGAGCTTGTATCTGTGTTCGCATATTACAACTATGCAGGATACATTGCAGACTTTGGCGGACGTATTCGTGCTACAAATGGTAACTCATCTTATGGTACATTTGGTGTTATTGCTGAAGGTACAGATTTAGGCGAAGAACCAATTGTTGCAGACGTAGATAACTTGTCACAGAACGCACTGGTATACAGTGTATCAACTGATGGCGAAGAAGAAGTACTTGCAATGGAATACAGTAATGCTGGTACAGGCTATACTAACGCACAATACGCAATTAGTGGTAACGGATTTAACGCAGCTACAGTTGGTGACGAATTCCGTGATCAAGCTGTTGTTGAAGCACGCATTATTGATGTAGACGACGGCAATGGCACAGGCGGCGAAGATTATGTAATTGCACAAAACGTTGCACAAGGTGGTGACAAAGTATCAATTACACTTGCAGCAACAGACTTTGCACTAGGTGACGCATACAATGGTATGCGAGCACAAGTTACAGCAGGTACAGGCGTTGGGCAATATGGTAACATTATTAACTTCAACAACGGTACTAAGAAATGTACAGTATTTAGACCAAGTTTTGATAACTTAACTGTAACAGCAACTAGTGCAACTGGCAATGTAATTACAGTAGCAGATACTACTACACTTTACGTTGACATGCCAGTTTACTTTGATGCAGCTATAGGCGGATTAGACCGAGGCGATAGTCCAAGTGATGTATACTATATTACTAACATTCTGTCAAGCACTACATTTACAGTAAGTGATAGTGTAGGCGGTGTTAATATTACATTAACAAATACTACAGGACAAAGTGTTACAATGTACGCAGCAGGATTTGATAACATTATTCCAGGAAAACCTAGCGAAGACTCACTAGACTTAACAACTGGTTATACTGTTGAGCCAGCAATTGTTTACGCTAAGCCAGGATTTACAGCAGCAAGCATATCAACTGCTGATGCAATCGACTTTGGGCCAGGTACATTTGCAGATGGAAGATTTATTGCAATTGAAGGCGGCGCAGGAGCGTCGACTAACTACTCACTAGACGGTGAAACTTGGGCAACAGGCGGAGCACTTCCTGCAAGTGCTAACTGGAGCGATGTAGTATTCGGCGGTGGACAAGGTGCAACTGCAAGAGCAGTAATTGGCGGATTAGGCGGCACTGGTGCAGTACTTGAGGCAGAACTAGGCGAACTAAACAGCATTGGATTACCTGGACCTACACAGATTGCAAGAGTAAATGTAATCCAAGGCGGTACTGGTTATATTACACCTCCGACTATTGTGTTTACATCAACACTAGGCGGTGGCGGTGCTACTGCGGTAGCAACTGTTAAAGACGGTGCTATCCAAAACATTATTATTACAAGTACTGGTGCTGGTTATGCACAAGCACCGACTGTTGCTGCTGCTACAGACAAACTTACAGAAGTAATTGTCCAAACACGTGGCAGAGGATATCAGAGCTCACCAACTGTAACAATTACAGGCGGCGGAGCATCAACTCAAGCACAAGTAATTGCAAACTTAGAAAACGAAGGTGTTACAGCTATTAGATTAGACACTGATGTAGACGATAATCCACTATTTGGTGAAGGTTATACAACTACGCCAACTGTGACAATTGTAGATGATGACGCTAAATGGGTAGCTATTGCAGATGGTTCAACTACTAATGCATACTTACCAACAAGTGGAGCATTAAATGCTAACTGGACAGCAGGCAATCCGTTTACTGCTTCGCATTACGTAGGAATTACACATGGTACTAATACATTTGTTGCAGTAGGTAGTGCTGGCAGCGTTGACGCAGCACAAACATCAACAGACGGTATTAGTTGGACACCGCGTACAATGACTACTCCGGCAAGCGGCACATTTAGTGCTGTGAGATACGGCGCAGGACGTTTTGTTGCAATTAATACTGACGGGTTTACGGCAGTTAGTGTAAACGGTATTCTATGGGAAGAAGGCGGAAATATGCCAAGTGCCTTAGGTGATTGGATAAGTCTAGCATGGGGTAACGGACGTTTTGTTGCAATATCTAGTATAGGCGAATATGCAATTAGTTACGACTTTGGTGCAAATTGGTACAGCGAAAGTGATACACTGAATAATATCAGTGCAACTGGCTGGACACGAGTAGCATACGGACAAGGCTTGTTTATGGCAGTATGCGATGGTGCATCTAGCTGTGCAATTAGCTCAGATGGATTAACTTGGAACGAAGGCGCACTAAGTGGAACAGCAAGCTGGTCAACTCCAATTTTTGGTAACCCGAATAGTGTTCCAGTTTGGGTAGCACTAACAAGCGATGCAGCTACAACTGCTAACAAGATCAAAACTGGTGCAAGAGCACACGGTAGATGTTATGCAGAAGACGGTGCACTTATTGCTACTACATTGTTAGAGCCAGGCTCAGGTTATCCAGAAGGAAGCATTGTATCTATTACTTCACCAAATACAATTGCGCTTGATTCTACAGATAATATGTATGTAGGACAGCCGATCACATTTGAAGGCGCTGATCTTGCAATAGCAGCACTTAATTCAGAAACACTTTACTACGTATCGGACGTTACAGGTAACACTATCGAAGTAAGTCTAATAAGTGGCGGAGCAAGTTACGATGTTGAAACTATTGTTGCACAAGACATAGCCGGATCAACCTTCCAAGCAGGACCACTAGTTACAGTTACTGATCCAAGTTCGACAGTTGATGCTAATGTTAATCCAAGAATTAGAAATGGTGTGCTAGGACAGCCAACGTTTACTAACAGAGGTTCGGGTTATAGTTCAGCAACAACAGAACTAGGCGGAGATGGTAACGCAGACTTGTATCAACCAAGTACGTTCATTGCTGTACGTAACTTGTTTGAATTACCAGAACCTGGATCAAACGTTGAGTTTGCAAATATTCCAGAGAAGTACTACAAACTAGTAACAATCAGTAATGTTATTGGTCAAGAAGGTAGCTACACTGCTACATTCCAGATCAGTCCAGGACTAGATGTGCTAACTGCACCAAAAGACGGTACAGTAATTACAACTACTAACAAGTACTCGCAAGTACGTCTAACAGGACATGACTTCTTGTACATTGGCACTGGTAACAAAGCAAAAACTAACTATCCGTTTGTAGATATTACAACGGCGTACATTGAATCACAGCAATTAGGTAGTGGCGGCGGACGAGTGTTCTACACAAGTACTGACCAAGACGGTAACTTTAACGTTGGCGGACTATTTGGTGTACAACAGTCGACTGGTACAGCGACATTGGATGCAGATGCATTTAACTTAGCAGGTCTACAGTCACTACAAATTAACGGTCTTGGACTAGGCATTGGCTCAGCTATTGTTACACAGTTCAGTACAGATCCATTCTTTACTGAAAACAGTGACAATATTGTACCGACGCAACGTGCAATTAGAAGCTACATTACAGCACAGATTGGTGGTGGTCAAAGTAGCTTGAACGTTAACACACTAACAGCTGGTACAGTATTCATTGCAAACGATGAAATAACAACAACCAGTGGAGGACAGCTAAATATTAAAGCGAAGATGAACTTCACAGGCGGTGTTGACGGTGCACCAGTAGCACTAGGCTATTTCTTAAGCAGATAAACGGAGAAAAATAAAATGGCAACAGGAAGATTAGGAGTACAGGATTTAACGGCGGACACAGATACTACTGTGTACACCGTTCCTGTAGGCACGTATGCGATTGCAAACGTGTCTATAACAAACAGAAACCAAACATCAATTACATTGAGATTGGCGATGGCAACAACATCTACACCAAACCCAGAGGAATTTATAGAATATGAAACTGTAATTATTCCAAATGGTGTTTTTGAGCGTACAGGACTTGTGATGCAGGGCGGACTAAATATAGTAGCAAGAACAAATCAAAGTAACGTTGGTGTAACTGTATACGGCATCGAAACATCGACAACGTAATTTGACAGGGGAATTAAAAAATGGCACGTTATAATACAGCACCACAGACACTGGAAGTGACAGGAGAAACAGAATTCACCTATGCGTTCACAGGCGGAATTATTAGTTTAACTGGTACAACAGGTTATACTGTGACAATGGTAAGTCCAGTATTTTTCCCTGGCAGTAGGCAAACATTCTATAATGCTACTGATGGAATGATTACACTAGAAACAGCAGCAGGACAAATTACAGGTAACGGTGTTACACTTGGAACATCAGTAGATATTCCAACTAACTCAACATACCAAATAACATCAGATGGTGCAGATTACGTACTAACAAGTGCGTTAGCTGGTACAACAGTATTTGAACTTCCAGTTACATTTAACGATGTACTAAACGCTGATGCTAAAGTTGAATTAAATCCGTTAGACAATAATGTAGAAATTAAACCAACCGGCTCTGGCATAGTTGACATTAGTCCTCAATCCTCCGTCTCAATTCAACCAGGGGCACAGGCAACTATCCGTCCTACAGGCGATTTAACACTAGCATCTGCATCGGGCTCAGTAAGCTTAGGTGAAGCCGGCAAGGCAACAAGCTTTCCGGGTAACATTAGCTTCACAGCAGATAACCAAACTATTAATATGTCACCAACTGGAACCGGATCGGTAACAATAGATCCAGGTGGCAATGTTACTATTGGTGCAGGCGGAACTTTAAATATTAGTTCTGACACACTCGGTGGCATTACTAATATGAGTATCGGTGCGTCAAATCCAAGTACAGGCGCATTTACTTCAATAACAGCAGGCGGATCTGCTACATTTACTGCAAACGCTGCATCGACTAGTACTACATCAGGAACGATTATTGTTACAGGTGGCGCAGGTATTAGTGGTGACATTTATGCAGGAAGTTTACAAGGTACTCCAATTGGTAGTTCTTCTCGTAGTACAGCATTATTTACTAATTTAGGCTCAAATGGCGATGTAGCGTTTACTAAAAATGTAGCATCAACTAACACTACAACTGGTACACTAGTTGTAGCAGGTGGTGTTGGTATAGCAGGAGCACTACACGCAGGCAGTATTCAAAATACTGCAATTGGTAGCTCAACACGCAGTTCAGGTGCATTTACAACACTAACATCAAACTCTACAGTAGATTTTACAGCAACAACTGAAGCAACTGACGCTACTGGTGATACAGGTACACTTAGAGTAGAAGGTGGTGCAAGTATTGCTAAACGTGTTTACTCCGGTGGTGGCTTCCAAGGTGCAATTGGTAATGTTTCACGTAGCACAGGTGCATTTACAACACTAACAGCTAACAGCACAGTTACACTAAGCCCAGGCGCTAACGTAACACTAAGTCCAACAGGATCAGGTACAGTTACACTATCACCAGCAGGTGGTGGATCAATTAACAATATGTCAATTGGTGCTACTACTAGAAGTACTGCTCAATTTACGTCTATTAATGCAAATAGTACAGTAACATTTAGTAGCGTACTTGACTTGACAGCTACAACAGATTCTAATGGAACAAACGGCGATAACGGCACATTGCGCTGTGAAGGTGGTGCAAGTATTGCTAAACGTGTTTACTCCGGTGGTGGTTTCTTTGGTAGCCTAAGTGGTAACGTAAGTGGTAACTTAACCGGTAATGTAACTTCAACTGGCACTTCAACTTTTAGTGTTGTTAACGTAGGCAGTCGAGTAGATATTACAAACACTACAGACGCAACTGATAGTTCAGGCGATACAGGTGCATTGCGTGTTGAAGGCGGTGTAAGTGTTGCTAAAAGAATCTTTGCTGGTGGTACTATTGTTGCCAATGGCGGTACACAAGGTATTATCGGGTACTCACCGCAAAACAGTTCAACAACTCTTGCAGACAGTGACAGGAAATACATTGTATCTAACACTGGTTCTATTACACTAACGTTGCCAGCAACAGGTACAGATGGCAGAACTATTGTACTAGTAGACGGAAATAACTGGGGATCGTTTAACTGCACACTTGCAAGAAACGGTAAAAACATAGGCGGCGTAGCAGAAAACTTAGTTTTGAACGTATCTAATTCTAAAGTAGAATTAGTTTACAGAGGCGGCGACTGGAAGGTATTCTTATCATAAAGAGTAAGGTAATTAAATGGCTAATTTAAACAGACTTTTAAACGACAGAGCCCAGGTATTTCGTCGAGGCGAGGAAGATACCAAAGGCGGTCAAACATATTATTATGCTTTTACTGATACTGCTACTGGTCGTTGTCAATTTTGTTGGAAGTCACCGGGTACTGGCTGTGCAGTAGTAGAAGTTTGGGGAAGTTCAGGCGGTGGCGGCAGAATGTGTTGCTGTTCCGGTCCAGGCGTTCCTGGTAATCCAGGTGCCTATAGTAGAAAGTATACCAGAGTCTGTAGCGGAACATATATATGCGGATGGGGCGGTTGTTCGCAACAGCCTACTAATTTGTGCTACGGCGGACGTGGCAATTGCTCAGTAGCATGTGTGTTTAACTCAGGTAATAACGGATGTGCAAGATCAGAAGCAGGCTTTGGCGGATTTAGTCGTTGTACAACTAGTACATCACAATTCCGTTGTTTAAGAATCCAATGTAATTTTTGCTCAACTTGTATTGGTACATACTGTGGTATTGTTTGTAACTATCGAGGTCCAAACACTGCTGTGGCTGCAAATGCATCTAGTGGAGATTTAAATATTCCAGGTGGTATTTCTTGTACTAGATTCTGTACGTGTTACAACTGTAGATCGTGTGGTTATGAATACACCTTAGCTCTATCGCCAGGAGTACACGGACAAGAATGTTCACCGTGTGTAAGAATGAAAACTGCCGGCGAGCCAATGAACTGGTGTAACTGTGCTACACATTCAGGACGTATGTCAGCACAATTGGGAGTTAAAGCATTTACTAAAACGTTACCTCAAATGTACCCATGCTGGAGTAGCGGCAACAGAGAATGTGCTTGTTACGAATTTGTATCGTGTTATTACAATGGTACTGGAGTTCCGGGACTAGGAGGTATACCTTGTGCCGGCGTCAGAGCAAACCCAACACGTGGCGGTCATGGCGGCATCAAAGTAACATTTTATTCATGAGGAAACAGGCATAATATGGCAAATTTACAGAAACTATTAAATGATAGAGCAAATGTCAACTTACGAAGTGTTGAAACTTTAGCAGCTGGTCCGGTATATTATTATACCTTTACAGATACACAAATTGGCAGATGCCAATTTTGTTACAAAGCACCTGGTACAGGATGTGTTGCACTAGAAGTATGGGGGTCAGCAGGTTCGGGCGGACGTCAGTGTTGTTGCACTATGGCAGGCTTGCCTGGAAATGCTCCGGGATATAGTAAAAAATTTATTAGAGTATGTAGTGGAACATATATATGCGGATGGGCAGGATGCTCGCATCATGGTTTAAACTTGTGTACTGGTTGTCGAGGTAACTGTACAGTGGCATGTGTGTTTAACTCGGGTAACAACGGATGCGCTAGAGGCGAAGGCGGATATGGCGGCTGGACTAGATGTATTACTAGTGGTACACCGTATTGTTGTTTAAGAGCTTGTAACTTTTGTGCAACTCAGGAAGGCAGTAGCGGTTGTGGTATTATTTGTAACTATAGAGGGCCGCAAGGTGCTGTACCTGCAAATGGTTCTAGTGGAGATGTAAATTATAATGGCTGCTTTTCATGTACTAGATATTGGTGCTGCTGTAGAGGCTATCAACTTTGTGGAGTTGAGCATCGTGTATCAATAGCCGCAGGCATACATTCGTCAGATGGTCCAAGTAGTTTACAATTCCAAAGAAACCAAGCACCAACAAACAACGGCAGCGGCGGCTCAACAGGTCGTGCTGAAATGCAAATTGCTCACGCTGGATTTGGACAAACAATGCCTCAGATGGATTTTTGTTGGCAAGGTACAAGAGAGTGTGGCTGTTATGATGCTTTAGGATGTTATTTTGGAACTCCTGGCATTCCCGGAACAAGCGGTGTTGGCTGTGCTGGTGTTAGATCACAAGGCATGCGTGGCGGACACGGTGCTGTTAAAGTAACATTCTATTCATAAGGAAATAAACGTAATATGGCAAATTTAAGTACACTTATTACTGATAGAAATCGACAAAGGCAAAGCGGAGCTGACAAAGGAAGTTCTGGCACAGTATTTTACTGGACACATACACAAACAGGTGGCGGAGCTTGTCAATTCTGTTGGAATTCTCCAGGTACTGGTTGTGCTGTATTAGAAGTGTGGGGGTCGTCAGGCGGCGGCGGCAGAATGTGTTGTTGTTCAAAAAGCGGCCTTCCAGGCAACTCAGGAGGATATAGTAAAAAATATATCCGTGTATGTAGTGGTAGTTATATATGCGGATGGGCAGGGTGCGCAACACAATCAACTAATCTTTGTTGTGGCGGCCGAGGAAATTGTTCAGTAGCATGTGTGTTTAACTCAGGTAATAATGGGTGTGCTAGAGCAGAAGCTGGGTATGCCGGAAACACTAATTGTACAACAAGTACAGCGCAATTCCGTTGTTTAGCATGTAGATGCGGTTATTGTAGTACAGCATGCGGTACATACTGCGGTACTGTTTGTAATAGAGCCGGACAATTTAGTGCTGTTCCTGCACCAGCATCAAGCGGAGATATAAACCTCGAAGGAGGGATATCGTGCACCTTTTTTCACTGTTGCTGTAATCAAATTTGTAAATCAAACGATACAGTAACACTAGCAATTTCCGCAGGAATTTTTGCTGAAGGTCTTACTTGTTTATCATACAATAGAAACTGGTACCCATCGGCCCAAAACCAAGCATCAAATGGCCGCGCAGAACTAGATATAGCACTATCAGGATTAGCAAAACAGTTTCACACCTCGAATTGGAGATGCTGGCAAAGTTGGAGCCCGTGCGGTTGCTACGAAGCTTCGGGATGTCACTACGGTGCAGTAGGAGTACCGGGCACTAGCGGACAACCGTGCGCCGGCGTTAGATCAAATGGTCTACGTGGCGGACACGGCGGAATTAAGATAACATTTTATAATTAAATACAAAAGGATAAGAAAATGAAAAAGACAGTTACATTTTATATAAACGATGAACCATTATCGCCAACTGCAACTGAACAGCGTCAAGCTACTATTAAGTACGATGGTCCTAGATATTTATATTTAGAATATTGTACAGATGAAGAATGTATAATGGCACCAGTGCATTGGTCAGACGAGCAGGAACCTGAAGTAGCAGAAGAACGTAGGACTATTGATGATTGTCGCGTAATTCTTGAATTAGATGCCCAAGACACTATATTTCCAATTGCCGTTATGCTTAATACAACGTATAAGATGACTATTGATAATTATACAGAAACACTTCCAGACGGCGAAGTATATACGTATGAGTATCCAGAAGATCCGGATTTAGACTCTATTTACGATATTAAAAATATGCGATTTAATCCAGAAACAAAGGATTATGACGAATGGTTATATGATGTTAACGATGTAACCGATGAAGAGTTTCTTGAAAGCATCGACGGCGCATTACAGTCTGTTAATGACGACATAGACGAAGGCGAATTCACAGAAGAAGAAATGGTAGCTGTTAATGCTTATAAAGCTGAATTAAATCAGTTAAAGATAGACTATGTTACCGGCATATACGGTCCTGTACCACACTGGAAACTTGGATTTCCGTCATTAGATCTAGATTCAAAAATTTATTAACAACCACTTTCGATAACTTGTATTTAACAGGTCCTATAAATATCTAGTAATATACACTATTAGACTTTATAGGACCTATCAATGAGCACAACACGATCAAAAGCATTCTTTATGAATGGCGGAGCAGGAAGAGTTATCTGTTCTATTCCTGCTTTAGAAAAATACGCAGAAGAATCTGGTGATAAAGATTTTATTATTGTTTGTGAAGGCGGCACCGAATTCTACAAAGGACACCCCTTACTAGATTCTAAAGCATATGATTCTTGGCAAAAAAATATCTTTCAAGATAAGTTAAAAAACATGGACTTAATAAGTCCAGAACCATACCGTGTATGGGAGTACTTTAATCAAAAATGCAGCCTTGCCCAAGCATTTGATATTGAAATAAACAACGCATCAGTAAGAGAATTGCCTTTACCTAGCTTAATGCTCTCGAGAGAAGAGCAATTATCAGGAAAGAAAATTATTAATGAAGTTAAGACAGCACTTAAAAAAGATAAGACTGTTGTTTTTCAGCCTTTTGGCAGAGGTATCGGCGACCAAAACGGCATATTATCTGATCCGTCGGGACGAAGTGTAGAACACGATTCGGTTATTAATTTAATTCAAAAACTTCAAAAAGACGATTGGGGTGTTATATTAATGAGCGAGTTAAAGATAGACACTAAACAAACAGAATTACAAGAAGATATAGCACAGCCTGAAGGAGCAACGTTGAGAGACTGGGCTGCAATAATTGCTGGAGCAGATTTATTTCTTGGATGCGATAGTGTAGGTCAGCATATATCGCATTCGCTAGGTGTTCCTACAGTTTCAATTTTAGGATCAACTTATCCTATTAACGTATCATATCCGGAAACTGACAGATTTAAAGTTATTGATTTAGGAGAAGGTGGAAGACAATATTCGCCAATTCGAATTGTACAAGACGAATCAGTTGACCGAGCAAATGAACGTCTTATGTACATGACTCCTGAAATTGAAGACTTTGTGATCGAAGAAATTAAAAACTTGTATAAAACTACAAAGCCTTCTACAGCTAAACTATTACTCAAGTAGGATTATTATGAAAACTAAAAAAACAGGCTGGATCGCAGCAATTACACGAGGACATAACTCAGGAGTTTGTCTCCTTAAAGATGGTAAAATTGTATTTGCTATAGAAGAAGAGCGTATTAGCAGACACAAATATGACGGTGGCCCGCTCGCTGCTATGATTAAAATTCTCGATTATACAGATAAAATAGATTATTTAATGATAGCACATACACAGGCTTTAGAAGGAACAGCTGGCCGCATAGACTTCACAGGTGACGATGTCTATACTGGCCTTGCTAGAAAATTAGGTTTAATTGATCGAAATGCTGATATTTACAATCATCCACAAGTTGTTGATTTAAGTAGTGTTCATCACAAGTTACATGCAGCATGTGCGTTTTATCGTTCTGGATTTGATAGTGCAACTTCTGTAATTGTTGACGGAGCAGGCACATTTATTAGTTTAAATATTGGCGGGGTTGACGAAACTGTTTGGGAATTAGAGTCTATTTTTAACTGCGAATATCCTGCAGAGATCAATACAGTGTACAAACATTTAGGAGGTCGAGGACCGTTTGTAAGTGCTAGAATTCCAGATCAAGATGCCGCAAGAGAGATGGAAGACGGTACTTACGAATTAGTACTCGACGATACTGCGGGTATTACAAAAGCGTACGAAGCTGTAACACAGTACTGCGGATGGCAGCCTATCGAAGCAGGTAAGACTATGGGTCTGTTTCCTTACGGTAAACCTAATGATTCTATTCCTCCAATATATACTGACGGCAACGGTGGCTCCTGGACAACTAGTGACAGGAACATAATTGTCCCTACGTATCCTAATGGTGCACTAGTTAACGAAGGTAGATACGAATATTTAGATACCGACATGGATTCTACAGAATCGGATATTACTAAACATCAGAACAGACGAGACATGGCATATGCAGTACAAACGCAAAGTCAAGAACAGGTTGCTAGACTAATAGAAAAAGCAGTCGAAACAACAGGAAATAAAAATGTAGTGTTATCAGGCGGATATGCACTTAACTGTGTAGCAAACTATTTTTACCTCGAAAGGCTTAAAGACCTCGGTATTAACTTATATGTTGAACCGATTAGTTCTGATGCAGGAACATCGATCGGCGCAGCATTATTAGGATATTATTCACTAGAAGGCGTAACGGAAAGAGTGTATCAGGACGACACATTATATTTAGGTCCTAAAACAACATACACTGACATTCAAATTAACGAAGCAGTAGAAAAGTATGAAGGCGAAATACAAGATAACGTAACTAATGCAGATGTTATTAACTTAATAACAAATAAGAATATTGTAACAGTATTTCAAGGTAGCTCAGAAGCAGGACCTCGTGCATTAGGTAACAGAAGTATCATGTATGACCCTACAGACCCTAATGGTAAAGACTTTGTTAACCAAGTAAAGCGTAGAGAATACTTTCGTCCGTTTGCAGGGTCAATTCTTGCAGAACACGCACACGAATGGTTTGACATGCGCGGATTAGAAGAATCACCTCATATGATGTATGCTATGAATTGTCAAGAAGGCGTAGCAGAAAAGATTCCAAGTATTATTCACGTAGACGGTACGTGTCGAATTCAAACTGTTACTAGAGAGCAGAATCCGCACTATTATGATCTAATTAACGAGTTTTATAAGAAAACTGGCGTTCCGATTATCTTTAATACAAGTTTTAATTTAGGTGGCGAACCTCTTGTAGAAACACTTGACGATGCTGTTAGAACGTTGTATAGTAGTGATATAGAATTCTTGTACTTGCCGGAGCATGGAAAACTAATAACAGTTAAAAATTTGTAAATCAATGCATAATAAAAGTTCGTTAGACAATTTAGAAACTTGGATAGAAAACTGGATACATCGTTTAAACAGCCGATATATTGATCCTAACGGACAAAAGTGTCCATATGCTAAGTCTGTATTAGACAACAATCGTTTAAAAATTGTTAAGATGCTAAATGCAGCACCAATCGACTTTTGGTCAAAAATAACTGTTGAGGCAGATAATCTTAACGATGATATTGACGTTATTGTTGTTGCTACAGAAGCAAATAAAGAATTGTACGGGCATTATTTTGTTACTAACGGAGGAGTTGATGCTTTAAATTGTGCATTTAATGTGCAAAATAAAGATGTTTGGTTATTGTCAGCAACTAATGATTTATACACAGTTGTTTTTATTCAGAGAATAACTGACATAGACGATGCAAGTAAATCTTTAGAACAAGATACTAATTATTATAACAAAATGACTTCAGAATACTTTGATAGATTTATTTTACAAAGACGAATATTAAGAGAACGTTTGAACTAGAAGGAATAGGTAATGATATATCAAACAACAATTGGCTTAGACAGAGACGGAACTATCAATAAAGACATTGGTACATATGTAACTAGTCCTAAAGATTTTATACCTATTCCAGGAAGTTTAGAAGCAGTTGCTATGATCCGTGACAAAGGATACAATGTTGTAATTCTTACTAATCAAGCAGGGATTATGAAAAATATTATGACGGCTGAACAAGTTGACGAAGTAAACGATCATATGATGGAATTACTAGGTGAAGTTGGTTGTCGATCTATTAACGGGTTATACTATAGCACTACTAATCTTAAAGAAGATATATACGCTAAACCTAATGTAGGAATGTTTAAAAAAGCTGAAAAAGAATTAGGCTTGAGATTTAAGAATGGATATTATGTAGGAGATAAAATCTCAGATCTAAAATGTGCAATTAAAACTAAATCAACACCGGTTCTTGTTAAATCAGGTTACGGAAACGAAACGTTAACTAAATTAAATACTTTTGCAAATCGTCCTCTCAAGAAAAAGACCCAAGTGTTTAATAACCTTTGGGCCTTTGCTGAATCATTACCTACTGCGTCAAAATAATACTATTTTGATTGTTGCTTATCGGCAATTTGACTATCACCTGGACCGATGCGATAATTATCTTCTACACTATCAGGTGTACTAACTTCTGTAACACTACCTTCTTTAGACAAGCAAACTAATTGATGAGGTTGCAACGGCGGATTGCGCCATACATCGCCTTCTTTAAGATCCTTTTCAAACATCATACTATTTGATGTATCAATATAACGAACTTTAAATTTACCTGCATTTACAAACCAAGTCTCATCTTTTTCTTTGTGAAAGTGCATACTTGTAGTTGCGCCTTCTCTAGTAAATGCCATAATTTTACCACAGTACTTGTCATTTGTTGCCCAAATCATTTCGTACCCCCATCCTTTTTGATCGACGCCTGTTTTCCTAGTTGGTTGATTCATTTACGTGTTCCTTTACTGATGTAAAATTTATATTTGTAACAGTACTTAATTTATTTGTATCTGCACAAGTGTATTCTTGATACTGGCTTTTTAATTGTTCTGGCATTGGAATTTCTACAATTTTAGCATTATGTTTTTCAGCAATTGTTTCTGCTACTTCTTTAAAACTAGTTGCTACACCAGACCCTACATTATATAATCCAGGTGTTTTATTTTCAAATAATTGCTGATGCACTTCGCATACATCGCCTACAAATACAAAATCTCGCAAGTATTTGTCGCTATTTTCAAACAATTTAATTCTACCAGATTTAGTTGCTTGTTCGGTAAATTTAGTAATAGGACTTGCTTGATTGCCTTTATGTTCTTCTAAAGGTCCGTAAACGTTAAAGTAACGTAGGCCCTGCACAACAATGTTATGTCGAGATAATCCCCAGACCCATCGATCAAACAAGTATTTGCTCCATGCATACGGACTTTGCGGTTGCTTAGGTGAATCCTCATTAAACTCTGTATTTGTTCCGTATACACTTGCGCTTGACGCATATTGTAGATTAACACCTTTAGAATTACATTCATTAAACAGCCATTTACTAAATTCATAGTTTTGTAACATAACTTTATCTACGTCTGTTTCAGTAGTGCTACTAATAGCACCTGTATGAATAACCCAATCAAACCCTTCTACTTCTGGTAAACTATCTTCCTGCCATTCGTAGCCGAACAAATCGTGTTCGTTTTGCAAATACAATGTTAGATTTTGTCCAATAAACCCTTTATGTCCTGTAATTAATATTTTCATTTACTTGCCTCTATAATCTGTGTTGTTGAATACCCTTTAACTGTCGGTACTAAATGTACATCTGCTAAATCGTGTCCAACAACCGTTTCTACTGTATAGTCACCGCCTTTTACAATTAGATGCGGCCTTAATTCTTTAATTAATTCGTACGGTGTATCTTCGTCAAATACAACTACTTCGTCTACCCACGGTAATATTTCTAATTGACTAATGCGTTTCATTTGATCGTTAATAGGGCGTGTTTCGCCTTTGAGACGTTTAACGCTTGCATCTGAATTGACACCTACAATTAGTTTTTTACCGAGTGTTTTTGCTTCTGCTAAGAGCTCAAAATGACCCTTGTGTAGTATATCAAACACTCCGTTAGTAAACACTACACGATCTTCTAAGTCGCTTATAGCAAGCTTATATGTGCCTACATGTGTAACAGCTTCCGTAGAACCCTTAATAGCAAGTTCGATACAATGTTTATAATTATAACCTTTTGTAAGTCCATATACAAATGCTGCTAAAAAACAGTCTCCAGCGCCTGTAACATCGTTTACTTCTACAGCGTCAACTGGTATATCATATACTACATTTTCTATATTAGCAACTACATTAGCGCCAGCATTAGTTGTAATGATATTATCTTGCCAGTTAGTAAATCCAAAGTCTCCAAACTCTTTGTGGTTGGGTTTTACAAGCCAAGCACCTTTGTAGTGATTTGCATGTTCTTTAGGATCTACAATTACTTTACACCCAAACATGTTTAGATGTTTGATAATTTCAACACTTTCGTCCAGTGTGCCTTTATTATAGTCACTTAGAATAACATAATCATACTCGTCAAAATCTTGTGATAAAATATATGTAAGAAACGCATTACCATCTGCAATATAATCATCATCAATGCGTGTAACATAATGCCCGTCACATATTACTCTAGTCTTTACACTAGCTTTATCAAAGAAGTCAATAAGTTTAACATCTACATCTAAACTTTTAAGATTTTCGTATACAAGTCCGGCACCGCCGAGTGTTTCAACTTCACGTTTGTATGTAATTACCGGAACAGGAGCCTCAGGACTTATCCGAGTGCTCGTACCGTAAATATATTTGTCGATTATTATGTCGCCGAGAACTAATACTTTCATCTTTATATGATACTACATTAATTGTAATTAGTCAAGTAAATTAATCACCTCAATAACTGTTTTAAGTTTGGTAATATTACTTTTTCTATTGAGGGTGTTTTGTAAGCCTTGATGTAAGGGCTTAGGCCATTTACCGAAAGATACCCAGGCAAAACCGTTATGTTCGTCGTTGAGCTGAGGAGTGAAAGTTTCATCTACAACGCATAGATAAGTATGGAATTGAAATTTACTATCATTACTGATAAATGTTTCAAGTGGAATAGTTTTCTTTATATCAATGTGTCCAACTTCTTCGTTAATTTCTCTGCGTAATCCTTCCCAAGGAGTTTCGCAGTCTTCATTAGTGCCACCTACTAATCCCCAAACGTTATTACGTTTGCCATTAGCACGATGTAGAAATAAAAACATTTTAGATTTTAGCGAGTAAACTAACGCACCGCTACAGATAATATCTTTCATACTAATAATTATCTTAGTATGCTATACGCCATGTTCCATTTGGATATTCTCCTTCATAAGAAAGTATCCAGTAATCGCCTGTCCATTTATATTGAGTTTGTGTGTTTATATTAGTAACAAACATCTCATTAGGTTGGTTACTTGCGTCAAATACAATATGCCAGTTTAATCCGTCCCATTCAATAATATCATTTTCGCTAGCAATAAAATTGCTGTTATCGGAATTTTTCCAGGCTTCTGCGCCCTCAGTGTTATCTGCATCACCGATATTACCTAATAATAATAGTCGAGTGTTGCTTGAAGAATCTTGTGTAGTTCTTGGATCGAATCTTGTAGGATCTATAATAAAATCTACATATGTTGCATCACCACTTGGGCCTGTAATTACGCTATCAGCTGGCAATGTTTCTGGGTCTGGAGAATTTAGTATTAATCTCGTTTCGTCTGTTGTATCTATACTATCAATAACAAATACAATTTCTAAATCATTTGCTCGTTGCAATCGTAATTGTGTAATGCCCGGTTCAAATAATTCAGGCTGCGCAATAAACCAACCAGTCCATTTGTCTTTACCAACGACACCATTTTTAACTAATCTAGCTATACCGTCAACGACTTCTAGATCATAATCTTGATAACTAGTAACAATTAATGCACTTTCATTAGTAAGTGATGCATCTGGTTGACTATTAACTTTCTCAGTTTCGTTGTTGACTTTAATTTTTTGTTGTACTAAACTCTGTGCATATGCATCTTCGTCAATATTAACTTCTAATCCATTGTCGGCAAACATTGCTGTGATAATCTTTGTAATTACACCTAGTTTTTTAACTTTAGCAGGAGGACTAATAAAGATTGGAGTATTTAGAGTTAATGACGCAACATCAATTTCACTTTCAGTGCCAGTAGGTATACTTCTACTACTAAAATTAATATTTTCGATATTTACTACACTTAGACTTGTCCAATCGATATAGTTGTCTGTAGTTTGTATTTCTAAACTAGGATTAAACAACATAAAAATTTGTTCAAGTATTTGTAGCTTTTGATCTGTATTAGTTGTCCAAATATCTATGTTAACAGTTAGTTTATACGGTGTAGGCATTATACGTTCTACAGTATAATTTTTGCCTGCCTTATTTAAATACTCGTTACCGTCTGCATCGTATGCACGCTCTCTTATATTCATTTTATTAACATAACTTGAATCTGATAAACGGGCAGTATCCATTTCTAAACCAGTAATATAAATAGCCATTCTCGGAGCACTTGGTATTTTATTTTCCGAGTTGTCTCTTAAAATACTACCAACTTGTCTAGTTAAATCACCGTAAGTTACCGGAACTTGTACGAGACTTCCTTTACCGTCTTTGTAACTAAATTGTCCAAACAGTCTTACTATTTGTGTAAGATACCTGCGTATTTGTCCGTCATAAAAATGTTGCATTAGTTGTCCGCCTTGGGTCTAAGTGCTTTTGATAATGCCTGTTTTTCTGCAACTTGTTCGTCGCCAATAATATTAGTATTAGTATTATTAATAAAGTTTCCACGCTGTGTGTTTGTATCATCGTCACCGTAAACGAATGCACGTTTTACATCATAAACTTTATTCCATTTATTATTTTTAAATTGAAATAGCCTGTTCGGTAAAAAATCTGTTCTTAAGAAATAATCATTAGTTTCTGGAGCACCTGGAAATTGTACACCAAAACCAAATGTGTCACCGTTAGGCGTAAATGAATCGCCTATAATATAACCTTGATATCCAACCCGATCGGGAGGAGCCATTGCTGATAAACCGTCAGTGTCTTTGCTTGCTGTTAATTCTACGATTCCGTCTTCGTCAGTAGTTAACGAAAAGTAATGAGATACATCATACCCACTTTTCTGTACTTCTGTAGTAGCTTCTGAAATTACAGCATTATTAAGCTGCATCTCTCTTTCGTAAGTAGATAAAATATCTCTTAGAGTGTCTCCGCCCGGATCTTCTTCGCTTGCAGGCAAGTCTAAAATTTCTTTGTATTCTTGACCGTCGTATATTTGTTTTAGTTTTAAACGATATAAATGTGGATACCATGTGTGACTAAATCCTTCAGCAGCACGATTAATATCTTCAACAACATAAAATCTTTTTAAAGCAACTGATGCATCATTCTCTGCATATTCGTCAATAAGATGAGGCAACTCAAATACATCGCCAGGCATTATTTTCCTGCCAATGGTCTTTACGCTACTACGAATGTGTATGGTCATAAACAATGTATCATTACTTAAGAACAATCCAAATTGACTTAAATCAAAATCTTGATCTTGTACATTATAAATGCCCCTCATTCTGTAAATATCAGGGTCGTATGTTCTGTCTCTATTTTCAAGAAACATTACATCTTGTATTTGAGTATGATCTTTTACTGTTGTGCCGTCGTCTGTGCCTATGTATTTGTATACATGTAGGTCAGTACCGCCAATAGTAAACATTTCTAGAATTTGTTTGTCTAGAAATTCGTAATCATTACCGCGTTCTGGTTTGTATAAGCTTAGGCGTGGAATAGCTATTCTCCTATTGTTATACATATTTATCGTTCACGATAAATACTATTGGAGAACTTCTATGGCAATTACACAAAAACAAGAAATATTTGATTACGTTACTGCATTTTTAGGCGGAGGCATGGTGGATGTTGAATTAGATCCAATACATTACGAAACAGCCCTTGCAAAAGCTCTTTCAAAATTTAGACAACGTTCAGATAACTCGGTTGAAGAGTCGTATGTGTTTTTAGAAACAAGTGAAGATCAAAATGAATATACTCTTCCAAAAGAGGTTATAGAAGTTCGTAAAATATTCCGTAGAAGCATTGGGTCGCGCACAGGCGGCGGCGATGGCGGAACGATGTTCGAACCGTTTAATATGGCATACACAAATACATACTTGTTATCGGGTAGTAATATGGGCGGACTTGCAACGTATGATATGTTTAGTCAATATCAAGAACTAGTAGGCAGAATGTTTGGTTCATTTATTGAATTTAAATGGAATAGTGCTACTAAAAAAATAACACTACTACAGCGTCCAAGAACAAACGAAAATCTTTTGCTAATGTGTTACAATTATAGACCCGACGAACAACTACTTGTTGACTATCAAGCACAGCAGTGGATTAAAGATTATACCCTTGCAAGTTGCAAATATATGCTAGGCGAAGCACGTAGTAAGTTTGCTACAATTGCTGGACCACAAGGCGGATCTACTCTCAACGGTAACGATCTTAAAAACGAAGCAATGCAAGAAATGGAAAAACTTGAACAAGATGTTATTCAACAAGTTGCAGGCGGAGTAGGTTACGGATTTACTATTGGCTAACTCATTGAAATCATTGAAGAAAAATAATCCAATGATTTCAAAGACTTAAAAAACACCAACGTTAGCGCCAACATTTTGTTATATTGTAAATACAATATAACACGGAGGTACATAATGTGTAGTCCATTTGTGCGCAAAGAAGCCAATCGACTTAACTGGTTAGTCAAAGGCCAATTAATTGACAGAAGCGAATCAGATGCTACTGTTGAAAAATTATACGATTCATATTTTAAAAGACTTTGGAATAATACTGAAAGAGCAGAATATGGTGCTATAGGATTTGAAGCAGCATACAAGGCTCGAGAAGCTGAACTATTATCTGAAGAAATGACATATGTTGCTAATCTAGGATACAATTAAGGTTGACAAATATATATTTTCTGTTATAATTGTATAATTATAGGAGAACAATATGAAACTAAAACTACTAGTCATTGGACACGGCAGACACGGTAAAGATACGGTGTGTGAAATTCTCCGTGATAAGTATGGTTATAGTTTTGAAAGCAGCAGCAAGTTCTGTAGTAAATTGTTTATCTATAATGATCTAAAAGACAAGTACAGATACATCGACGAAGAACAGTGCTATGCTGATAGACATAACCATCGTCAAGAATGGTATGAAGCTATTTGTGATTACAATGTACCTGATGCTGGCACACTTGGTAGAGAAATATTCAAAGCACATGATATCTACTGCGGCTTACGTAACAAGCGTGAATTTAATGCAATGAAGAATACTGGAGTTTTTGATAAAGCTATTTGGGTAGATCGTAGTGATCATCTTCCTCCTGAAAGCAAAAACTCTATGAGCTTAGAGCAATGGATGGCAGATTATACTATTGACAACAACGGAACACTCGAAGAATTGGAATTTAACTTAGCTCAACTTATTGAACACATTGATCCTTACAGTGCATCAGAAGTCGGGGATTAAGTCTCCCTGTTTCCACTTCACACCACTTTTTTGAATTATTCGTTGACAGTTAGCACATATAGTTTTTAAATTACTGAAACGACAGTTGTCTAAATTACCGTCAACATGAAACACATTAAACTGTTCAGAATGATTTGACTTATAGCCACATTTCTCACAAGTGTCTTTTTTCTCATAACCTTTTTGTTTCCATTTAGGAATACCGTGACCGATACCGTTACGTGAACAACGCTCACATAGCTTTCGATAATATATTTTGCCGTTTTTTTTATAATTTATAGCAGCTGGACGGTGGCCGCACTTGCATAATGGTCTCATACTGTATTTACCTCACCTTTCCGGCCCCTTTTTCAGAGGTATTACTGCTATGATTTTTAGAGTAGATGCTAAATACAAGTAATACAAATACATCCAACAGGGAGATAAACATGGCATTAGTATCACCAGGTGTACAGGTTAGCGTAATAGACGAAAGTTTTTACACACCGGCAGAACCAGGCACCGTACCAGTAATTTTTGTTGCATCGCAAGAAAACAAACTAAATGCTTCGGGCACAGGCACAGCAGTAGGAACGCTAGCAGCAAATGCTGGTAAGCCATACTTGTTAACATCACAACGTGACCTAGCTGAAACATTTGGCGATCCACTTTTCCAAACAGACGCAAGCAACAACGCAATTCATGGCTCAGAACTTAACGAATACGGGCTACACGCTGCATATTCATATTTAGGCGTAAGTAACAGAGCATGGGTTGTTAGAGCCGACTTAGACTTAGGACAGCTTGTTCCGAGAGTAGAAGTACCAACAGCAGATCCTGATGCAGGAACTTATTGGTTAGATACTACAGCTTCAGTGTATGGCATCCAAGAATGGAATAATGCACCTGAGTCAGTAACACGCGGACAGACGTTTACTAACAAAATTCCACTTGTTATTACAGACGAGACATTAGTACAAGACTTTGATAACGCAAATTATACTCCAAAAGGTTCAGTAGGAGCAGTAGGCGACTACGCTGTAGTTTCTGTAACTACACTAAAAACTATTTGGTATAGAGCTACAACTGGTTGGGTAGAATTAGGAACCGACGCTTGGAAAGAAACAATTCCAAGTGTAGTAAGTTCTAAAATTGGCGCTACATTTGGTGAAGATTCGTCAGAACAAGGCTCAAGTACATTTGTACTTAATGGCACTGTAGTTACTGTTACTACCGGCGATACTATTGCAGACATTGTTACTACTATTAATAACTTAGTAATTTCGGGCGTAACTGCTACTGAATTAAATGGTGAACTAGCACTTTATAATGACGGAGTTAATGTTGATAGATTAACATTTGCAGCAGGTACTAACGCAGACACAGCAGTACTTGATTTTTTAGCTATTGATGCAGAAGAATATTTACTTCCAGCTGTACAGATTAGCAAGCACACACAAATTCCAGATACATATAAAAGTAGCACTAGTTACAATGGACGTCCTACAGGAAGTGTATGGTTAAAAACTACAACACCAAATGCAGGAGCACGTTGGAGAGTCAAGATTTGGAATGACGAAACAAAACTTTGGGATTCTGTTGATGCACCAATTTACGATTCTGCACAATCAGCTTTAGTTGAATTAGATAGAACGGGCGGCGGAGCAAACTTAGCAATTGGCGATTTATATGTTCTAAGCAATGTTGCTAACGACGACGATCCACTAGGAACATTTAAAATCTTTAAAAGAGCGTCAGTTGGATCAACTACTATTACAACATCTGACATTACGCTAGCAAACTTTCCAGATGGTAACGCATTTGAATTAGTTATTGAGTCATCGACTCCAGGTTCTGCTACTTTTAGTAGTGATGTATCTGGCTTAATTCAGTTTACAGGACAAGGCGCCGCTGCAGATACTGCAACTAGTATTGCAAGTGCAATTACAAGTGCAAATATCCCGTACATTAGTGCAAGCGTTAGCGGAAGTAAAGTTATAATTACTCACAGCCAAGGCGGTGAAATTCGATTAACTGATACCATTTCTAGTTCTACTCCTGCACTAACAGCATTAGGCATTTCACCATATGTTATGTCAAGTGGAGCAGGAACACGTTTTGTATCATACGAACCTGGCACATCTAGCGACACAACGCCGCAACAATTACGTGCAAGCAATTGGGAAGTACTAAACCACAAAGCATCACCAAACGCACCGACTGAAACAGCCGAGCAGGGTGCATTATGGTATAATTCAATTGTTGACGAAGTTGACATTATGGTTAATAATGGCAGTATTTGGGTAGGTTATAAAGATTCAACAAGTCCTGCTTATAATGCAGTAAACGGTACAGATACTAACGGTCCAATCGTAAGTGCAAGTCGACCAACAAAACAAACAGACGGTACAGATCTTGTAGCAGGTGATTTATGGATTGATACTTCGGATTTAGATAATTATCCTGTAATTTACAAATACAAAGGCCCAATACTAGATCGTTGGGACTTAATTGACAACAGTGATCAAACAACTGAAAATGGTATTGTATTTGCTGATGCACGATATGGTTCAACAGGAGCAACAGGAGCAACAGCAGCAAAAATTAGTACTTTACTTACAACTAACTATGTAGACTCAGATTGTCCAGATCCTGCATTATATCCAAAAGGCACATTGCTGTTTAACACTCGCAGAAGCGGATTTAATGTTAAGCGTTACGAAGTTAATTATATTGACAATACTGATGTTAACGTAAGATTCGGCGACGAATCAATGGCTAACTATGCACGTAACCGTTGGGTTACTGAAAGTGCTAACCAAGAAGACGGTGCAGGAACATTTGGGCGTAAAGCACAAAGAAAAGTTGTTGTACAAAAACTACAAGCAATTGTCAATTCAAACGATGAAATTCGTAATGAAGATGCACGTAGATTTAACTTAATTGCATGTCCAGGATATTCAGAACTTATTGGCGAAATGGTTATATTAAACGCTGACAGAGGACTAACAGGATTTGTTGTTGGTGATAGTCCAGCAAGGCTAACACCAGATGCAACTAGCTTGAACAATTGGGCAACTAACGTTCGTGTTGCAGTAGAAGACAACGAAAACGGTCTAGTTACTAATGACGAATATCTAGGTATGTTTTATCCATGGGGATTTACAAGCGACAACTTTGGCAACAACGTTGTAGTTCCACCAAGTCACATGATGTTACGTACTATTGCACTAAGTGATCAAGTTAGCTATCCATGGTTTGCACCAGCAGGTACAAGACGTGGCGGAGTTAACAATGCAAGTTCAACAGGCTATATTAATAGCGAAGGCGAATTTGTAAGTGTAGCACTTAACGAAGGACAAAGAGATACATTATATGCACAAGGCGTTAACCCAATTACGTTTATTACAGGTGCAGGACTTGTTAACTTTGGACAGAAAACTCGTGCAAGAGGAGCAAGCTCGCTAGACAGAATTAACGTTGCACGTTTGGTAATTTACTTACGTTCACAACTTAATCAGCTTGCTAAACCATATATCTTTGAACCTAATGATAAAATCACTAGAGACGAGATGAAACAGCAAGTAGAAAGTTTACTGCTAGAACTTGTTGGGCAGAGAGCACTTTATGACTTCCTAGTAGTGTGTGACGAAACAAACAACACACCTGCAAGAGTTGATCGTAACGAGCTTTATGTAGACATTGCCATTGAACCAGTTAAGTCAATTGAATTTATTTACATTCCATTAAGACTTAAGAATACTGGCGAGATAGGTGGAACAGCAGGATGATAAATACTATTGAACTAGGAGCAAACTAAATGGCAATCTCATCATTATCAAAAATAACAGTTCCTTTAGCTAGCGGCGATTCTGCTGCTAGCCAAGGCTTGTTGATGCCGAAGCTCCAGTATCGCTTTCGAGTGTCGCTGGAAAACTTTGGTGTGTCAACACCAACAACGGAACTAACAAAACAAGTTGTAGACGTTACACGTCCGACGGTTGCATTCGAACCGATGGAAATACATGCATACAACTCAAAAGCATACTTAGCAGGCAAGCATACTTGGTCACCAATTACACTTAACTTACGTGAAGATGTAAACAATGCAGTACAAAAACTTGTAGGCGAACAGCTACAGAAGCAATTCGACTTTATGGAACAATCAAGTCCAGTATCTGGTCAAGATTATAAGTTTGTAACACGTATTGAAATCTTAGACGGTGGCAATGGCGTATACGAACCAAACGTACTTGAAACATTTGAATTATATGGTTGCTTTATTACAAATGCAAACTATAACTCACTTGCTTATCAAAACAATGAACCAGTAACTGTTACATTAGAAATCCAATATGATAACGCAGTGCAAACTGATTCATCAGGTGGTATTGGAGTAAGTGTACCAAGAGGCAACGGCAGTTTAATTACTGGCGGCGGCTCGTAAGAGTAATTAACAAACTAACAAAAAGGAGCCTTAGGGCTCCTTTTTTATTATCTACGCACATTATATTATTGGATAAATATTTGTATGACTACTAATGCATATTCAGATAATTTAAACGCAAATCGAGATTCTGTAACTCTACGAGATTACAATCATGCTCAGCGTCTTTATCTAAATAATAATCTTAAATTTACACCTAAAACTAAGTTTCTTTATCATACATTTTTTGCACTAGATCCTAGTGTAGGCGATATAGTTCAATCTTTAACTGAAAAATACGGTATTGAAATTGGCATGTTAGTTAAAAGTGCCGACTTGCCTAAGTTTACAGCTAATGTAGAAACTAAAAACAAATATAATCGTAAAAAGAATATACAAACTAACATTGTTTACGATCCTATTACTATAACCTTTCATGATGATAATCATGGTGTAACTACTGCTTTATTAGAAGCATATTATAGATTTTATTATGCAGACGCTTGGTATGGCGATACTCCGGGTGCTTATAGCAAACTAGATGGTGATACAACATATAAAGGTTCTGCTAGAAATCAATACAGGTATGGTTTAGATAATAATCTCAGTGTTCCGTTTTTTAGAAACATACAGATAAGTCAAATGGCTAGGTCTTTGTATACAACTTATACCTTAGTAAATCCTATTATTACTAACTGGCAACATGATTCTGTAGATAGCGAAGGCGGATCAACTTTCATGCAAAATACTATTACAGTACAATACGAAGCAGTGCATTATGATAGAGGAACTGTTGAAGTTGGGTCTGACGGAAATCCTGTAGGGTACGGAACTGTGTTCTATGACACTAGACCTAGTCCAATTGCAGTTACAGATCCAGAATCTTTGAGTACTGATATTAATGTAACTGATAACAGATCTAGTAGCAACAATGTAGAGTTTAATGATAACTTACCATTACAGAGCGCAAACTCATTGTTTAGTAATCTTAATAGGTCGACAGAGCAAGCAAGCGAAGTTGTTGGAGGATTAGACAATATTTCTATACCTATAAACGGTTCAGGAACACAACAAATTACACAATCTGTGCCGTCAACGGCAACTACAAGTAATAACACGTCTACTAGTTTATATCTATATAAAGATGATTTACAAAATAATTTTAAAAAATTAGACTTGTTAGCATTACAATTATTTAAAGATCAGTTCTTGCAAAATGGCGGTTCTGGCATAAACAACTTATTTAACGCTTGGGATACTCTTCCAGAAACACAAAAAGAAGAGTATAGAAAACAAATATTAGAAGGTGCATTATGAGCAGTTTACCTATTCCAAATATATCAAAGAGATCAGATCAAGGCGTACAGCTATTTTTTGACACGTATTATAATAAGCCTATCAATTTTGCTGATAACGACTTAACAGCAATTATATCATTTTTTGAATCAAGAGGGTTTGACAACAGTGCTGCGGTTTCGGTTAGTACTGCTTTGCTATCTCAATCAAAAGCAGAAAAGATTCCAGTTTTTAAATTAATCGATACCTTAAAGACATACACAGGAATACAACTAAGCAGTATAGTTGCTGAAATTTTAAATTATAATAGACGTCGAACAAGTGCTGTTGGATTTAAACGAGTGAGAAATGTTTCGACAATTGAATCTCGAAATATTATCACAGATTAATTTTACGTTAATATGTCTAGGTTTGCACAAGGAAAATTTACATTAAAAAATCCTGCCAAATATGTAGGAAATAAAACTCCTACATATCGAAGTAGCTGGGAATTTACCTTTATGAAGTTCTGTGACGAGCATCCGAGTATCGAGCAATGGGCAAGTGAAGCAATTCGTATTCCTTACAGAAATCCATTAACAGGTAAGCAAACTATATACGTGCCAGATTTCTTTATTACATACGGTGATAAGACTGGTAAACAGCGTGTAGAACTGATCGAAGTCAAACCTGCAAATCAAACTATAAAAGAAAAATTAGGCAAGAGCCGAGCTAATCAAGCACATTGGATAGTTAATCAAGCTAAGTGGGAAGCAGCAAGAATCTGGTGTAAACAGAAGGGCATTTTTTTTAGAGTTATAAATGAAGGTGATATGTTTCACCAAGGTAGCCGCAGACGATAAATAATAGTAGCATATAATGGAAAGTTACTATGACTAAAAAATTAGAAGATATTTTAAACTTGCCTGAATCTAAAGATATTATAGACAAAGCAGAGAAACAAGAAGAAGATCAAAAAGCGCATGAAATAGAGCGCCAAGACGACACTCTGCGTGATATAGCCGAGTTTGATAAAATTACCGCAGCTTTGCCTCAAGTAAAAGGCTTAGGTGAAATGGCTGATAAAGAGCTTAATGAAGTTGCAGAAAAAGCAATGTCAGCATATGATGATTTAATGGACCTAGGCATGAATGTAGAAAGTCGTTATGCTAGTAGAGTGTTTGAAGTCGCCGGAGGAATGCTAAAGACGTCATTAGATGCTAAAGTAGCCAAACTAGACAAGAAATTAAAAATGGTAGATCTACAACTTAAAAAACAAAAGATGGACAGTAACGGCAAAGGCCCGGGTGACGGTGGTTTTACTGAAGGGCAGGGCTATGTTGTCACTGACAGAAACAGTCTATTAGAGAAGCTTAAAGGCTTAGATAAAGATAAATAATATATAATAGGACAATTGACATGCGCAAATTTACAGAAATATTAATAGAATCTAAAAAGGTTTATGAATTTAAAATAGGCATTGCTGGCGAGCTACCAGATAGTTGCGAACAAACTATGCGTTCTGCGCTTGAAAAGTTTCAAATAGACAATATGTCTGCAGGCAAAAAAACACCGATACAAGAACGTCCTTTAGATTTTCCACAGCTACAAAACATGGAAGTTACATACTTTGAAGTTGCTGTTAATTATCCTACAACTACTCAAATACTACAAGAATATTTAGGAAAATGCTGCGGCATTGATCAAAGCTATATTATTGTACGTAAACCCGGCGAACCGCAAGAACAGTATCAGCAAGAACCAGAACAAACAGAATATGATGTTCTTTTAACTAAAGAAGACTTAGGTGGCGAAAGTGCTCAAGAATCGGTTGCAGGTAATAGAGTAATGGACTT